TTCAGTCTCAAGTAGCTGTAGTCAAATCAGCTAAAGCAGTAGCTGATGAAATGAAATCTACCAAGCTTGACGCTAAAGACATCAAGGCTCTCAGTGACCTAAGCAAACTTCTTGATGACATCTAACCTATAGGGAACTCTTCGGAGTTCCTTACTTATTTTATTTATCTTTAGTTTATCTTTAAAGATTATTAAACTCACTCACAACACGCACAAGGAGATAGACAACCTCATATCCTACCCATAGCCTATCTATCTCCTTCCTTCTCTCCTTACAGTCGAGCACAGGGCTTCCTTACAGTCAGCCTAAGAGCGCCTTTTATTTGGAGAATTGTCTCCATTAACTTAAAAGGAAAATCCTATGGCTGTTTTAAAAAATATCGCAAAAGCAAACGCAAAAGCAAACACTACTGATTCAACTAACGGTAAGCCTGTTGGTTATGTAAACGTTACGATGCTTGGTGTTAATATATTCAGTCGTCCAATTTGGGCAGAATCAACCTCTGAAGTAGAATTGTTCGCTGAAATTAACGAGCTTGCTTTAAACGATCCTGAAGAGCTTAAAGAATTGTTCGAGTCATTGTTCGTTGGTAATAAAGACATCGTAGAAATTGAAGTTTCTATGAATCGTCCTAAACCAAAAGCAACTATGGATGACCTAATTAAAGCACTTAAAGGTTAATATCAAGGGCATTCCAGTTATGGAGTGTCCTTAAATATTCATCTTAATTCAATTAACTAGATAGATAGGAAACCACTATGCACATCCTCACTGAAAGTATTTATGACGCAATGTATGAAGAGCTCAGCATCCTAGCAAGTGAATCAGGAGCTGACCGTGAATACGACTTCGATTCAGAAGAAGCATTCCACAATCACTTGGATACACGTTTAGGTGAATGGGATTTCACTGACGAAGAATAAGATTTAGGGGCACTGTAAGTGCCTCTTGATTACCTCAAAATTGAACCAGAAGGAATAAACTATGTTAACTGAAGAAGCTAATGCAATCACTATCACTACGGATGCAGATAGAGAAGTTGTCACTATGTGGGCACAAGATGGAAAGCTACAAGTAATAGAGAATTGTGATGACTATCTCCAAGCAGAATTGAACCAAAGTGAAGTACAAGAACTTATCGACTTCCTAACCCAACAACTAGACCAACTGAAGGATTAATCATGTTCATTTCTATAGCAACAAGTACTGGTGCAAGCGTTGATATCAACACTGCTCGTATTGATTGGATACTCGATAAAGATAGGCACTTCAATGTACATATTGGAGGAGACACTATCTCTGTGAGTAGAGAAACCTATTGGGATGTATTGGTCCCAATCCTATTCCCTGAAGGAGAGAAATAATCATGGCAGCAGTCATCGCAGGAACAATCGGAGCATTCGCAACCATCGGTGGAGTTATCTACGTTGGTGTCATCATCTACTGTGCACTTACCTCTAAGGAGAAATAACATGATTGAGCTACTACACGCACTAATGGCATTTGAATCTGAAAGCAAACTACTACACCTATTGGGTGCAAGCCTATGGGGTGTGACAGCCTTCGCACTCTACAACCTATGTGAGTGGGCACACCGATGAAATACATCCTATGGCCTTGCGCCTTGGCACTATTAAGCCTGTTCCTAGTGACTGTATGGAAACTGGCAGGCTCTCTTATCGCATAAAGCCACCATCGGTGGCTCTTTTGTGAACCAATAAAAGGAAGATAGTAATGAAAGAATTGATTAAACGTCAGATAGCTTTAGAGCTTAAACACAGTAAACGCAACCAAGTTGAGCTAATGAAAGTCTTCCTAAGAGACTTCGATAACCTCATCCAAGAAGCAGCCACCAACCTAGAGCTTCATGCACATATGTTCGATGACTTTGAGTACCAAACCAAGTTAGGGGAAGTCAAAGTTCGTGAAGATCTGAAAGAAGTGTACTCACATCTACGTCAATGTAATGTCTCAGAGCTCATGTATAAGCTTCTAACCACGGTTGTAGGCAGAAACCAAGTTACCCTACAACAAGGTGTAGGAAGTGTCATAGGGAGCTTCTCAGGCATCTCTACGACCTCACGACAACTCAAGGCAGTTAACCTAGTGATAGAGTACTGTCCTCTAATTGAAGTGGAGATACACAAAGGTGAAGAGTTCAGTTACCTACATAGCTTGATAGAGCTTGAACCAGAAGAGCTTGAGGCACTGAATGTACAGTCAGTAAGCTTGCCGTCTGTAGTGCCACTGAAGCGCCTGAGAAATAACTCAAGCATTGGGTATCGTACCTTCAAGAAGTCAGTATTGATGGGGGGTAAGCACCATGACAAGGACATCTGCCTACCTCACTTGAATAAGAGAAACCGTGTTGCTTTCAAGCTGGATAAGGAGATAGCAGGACAGGTACTGGCTGGTAAGCTAGGTGCCTTCGATGCAACGCCTAAGTACAACAAGAAGACTGCTAAGACAGAAACCAAGAACGAGGTACAAGAACGTAAGAATGAATGGCTTGCACTACATGCAGATATGGCTGAGAAGCTTCATGCTATTGGTGATGTTCCGTTCTACTTTGCTCACCGTAGAGACAACCGCGGCCGTACCTATGTGGAGGCATACCACTTGAATTATCAAGGAAGGGACTACCAGAAGGCTATGGTGGACTTCGCTAAAGTTATTGTAATTGAACCAGAGTTCTAAGGGGTACTCATGAGCCGTCTTACCACCTACCTAAATAACACCAAAGACCACTACGAATTATGCCCTAAGCAAGAAGATGAAGAAGCCTTCCCTTACGGAGGGCAATGGCCTAGAAGCTGTACCAAGCGCTTAAGACAGCTTGTGTATCAGTCCCTCGTGCGAGGCAGACCAGTAAAATACTAACCAAACCAAAGGAAACCACTATGACAATGTTACATTTTTCTCCAGCGCAATGGTGCCTAATCGATATGGCTTCACAGTATGGATTAGACAAAGAAACTTACCCTGTACGTCTAGCATTTGGACGTGAAATGCTAGAAGAGATTAAGCAAGAGAACGACATGAGCCAATGGATTGCTAAGGCTGAAGCACCTGCCCTGTTCACTAAGGCTATCTGTGCTGTACGTGACATCCTAGATGGCGTAGCAACTGGGCATATGATTGGCCTAGATGCTTGTAACTCAGGTCCTGCATTGCTGTCTGTGTTGTTGCACTGTGAGACAGGTATGCGTAACACTGGTGTTATTGATACCGGTGTAAGGCCTGATGGATACACTGTAATCAAAGAATACATGGACTCTGATGTAGAGCGTAAGGAAGTGAAGAACGCTACAGTACCTTATGTCTATGGTAGTGACAGCAAGCCTACACAAGTCTTTGGTGAAGAACTATCTGATGAGTTCGAGAGAGCGTATGAGAAGACCTTCCCTGAAGCATATTGGGTACGTAAGGTACTCATCAATGCATGGGACTCAAAGGCACTATTCCACGAGTTCACTGCCATGGATGGACTGGTTGCTCACTTAGAGTGCCAAGGCATCCAGAAGACTAAGGGGACTCTATCAGGTTATACGTATACGTATATGAACAAGGTGAATCGTCCACTGATTCCAATGAAAGACGAAGGTACTAAGTCATTGGTAGCGAACGTTACTCACTGCGGGGATGGTACTGTAGTACGTGAACTGGATAACCGTTGCAACTATGACGAAGGTCAAGTGAGACGTGCTCTGGAAGCGATTGAGTACCATCAGGAACATGGTTCAGACTACTACGATGATGAGTTCCTACGCTTGCAAGAGTGTGCTCTAGAGAACAACTTCATCTCTGTAGCTAACCTTGAGAATGTACGTTGGGATACGTTAGATGGGGCTAAGGATGAATACCTGAACCAGTTAAAAGCTAAGCTGGAATGGTTACTGACCCTACCTTCATTTGAGACGTTATCGGTACATGATGAGTTCAAGTGTCCGCCAGTGAATGTGGAAGACATGCGTATGCACTACAACCAGATTATGGCTGAAATGTATCAGAGCCCTTGGCTCCTGAATGTGATTAAGAAGTTGACAGGCGATGAGTATGAATGGGATGTTCCTACAGACCCTGCCATCATTGAGTTGATTCAACAATCTAACTACCAAATCTGTTAACCCTGTGAGGCTCCTTCGGGAGTCTCTTTCTTTTTTCTTTGGAGTAACCAATGAGTAGATTAAGTAAGATAGATAGAGCTACCCAGAGGAAGTCTTATCACTGTGAGCGAGTGGGTAAGGCCACAGGGGTACATAATATATGTAGTGCAGTGTCAGGAGCAAAGCATAGGTACTGTACTGACTGTTGCTTAGGTAACCAACACAATACCCCTAACATTAAGAACATCCTTGAGGGACTTGAGCATGAGTAGATACGGTACATTGAAATCCTTTAGGGGAAAGAAAGGGTGTGATGGGTATGGGGTGGATTATCCCAAGAACCTACCTAACGTTATTAAAGATACTGTAGATATCATATGCCGCTTATCCCGACAATGTGCAACTTGCCTTCTGCTTAGCTCTACTGAATACGACAATAAGTTAAGTGAGGATTCTGATGAGTAGAATAGATAAGCTGAACCAGTTAACAAATGCTCAGGTAGAGGATACTTGTGGTGTTCCTATGATGGGAGATTTAAACGCAATAAAGTTAACTGCTATGTCTGATATAATTGCATACGTATGTATACACACCTCTTGTGATTATTGCCCTTATTCTGCTGCTAAACTTGAACCAACTAAAGTTAACTTGGAAAGTTAACTACTCATATACTAAAAGTTAAAAATCACCTAAATCCCTACCATATAAGACCCATACCTAAAACCAAAGGAAATTGAACCAATGAGTAGACTAAATACTTTAAGTAAGAGGGCTAAGAAGCTTTCTTATCGTGTGGCAGGACATAACATTCCTAAGAAATCCCTCTACCTTATTGGGCGGCCTAATGAGGGAGTGCCTTTAATAGTATTCACCAAGGTATTTGGTTCAAGCCGATTACGTACCTTTGACCTATTCCTAAAAAGACATGTGGAGATACTTCAATGTCTCGATTAGACATCATAGTAAAAAATGCAGAAAAAATGCCTACGTTTGCCTCATCGTACACCATCTCCAGAAAAGCATTATACCTTATAGGATACCCTCCTTGTACGGACTCCTTATATGACTTTGTATGCCTATTTGGAAAAGGGAAGATATTCCTTATGCAACATATCACCAACCAACCGATAAGGGTAATTCGATGTCTCGATTAAATACCTTACATAAGGAGTACCTTCGCTTAGATGGTAGGAGGATGGAATCCCACGTTTACACCTTGATACGTACCTCCGGCGTTAACCTAACACCATGGCAGGTGTATTCCGCCCTTGGGATAAAAGATTGGAGTGGGGTACGTCTTGTGGAGATAGTCAGAGGGGATAATAAATGTCTCGATTAAGAACATACAAGAACTCTACTAACTTCCTTATTACTAGGTTTGGTTCAGTAGAATATTGTTCAGTGAACCGATATTACACCTTTACCAACATCAAAGCTTTCCGTTACTTCGGATGGGCATGTAGGTCAGTCTTCTGTAAATCCTGCCCTATGAGGGATTGGCATCTAGGTATTTCCTTGGTTCGGTCTCTAGAGTAGAGCCTCCTTCGGAGGCTTCCATGAGTTTCTGCAACCAATCAAGGAGACTCATTGGCATGATTATTAATCCTGTTAAATACCCAATTCTTTATGGCCTAAAGGAGCACATAGAGATAGATGGGGATGCTAAGGTGGAGGAGGGATTCCTGACTCTCACATTTGAATTGAAAGTGAAACTCCCCAAAATCATAGCTGAACTCTTTGATTGAATGCTCGTCCTGAGCAAGACACTAAAAGGCTTACTAATGAGCAGATTATCTACCGTAATGAAATACCCTACACCAATAGAGTTCCTTTGTACGCCCAGTACACTCAAGGGACTGAATCTTGATGCAGATGTATTTAAACCTGTGTGTATGCGTATAATTCAAGATAGTGGTGAGGCAGCATGCTTCCGGTGTATCTACTACGAAGATAACCTAAAGGAACTGGTCAAGGAGGTACTGAACCATGAGTAGATTAACCTCCTTGGATAAATACACTCCTACTATTCCTAAGGGAAGGCAACAGGATTTATGTACCTACTACATACGGGTACGGGTAGAAGGTGACTGCACAGATGGTATTGAAGCATACCCCTGCCAAGTATGTGGGACTTGTCCACTGAATACCAGATTAACTGAAATAACCAATAAACTGAAAGGAACAAACCATGACTGCTAAAAAAGATATCGTAATCCCTGAGTTCTGTAAGGACTCTCCTTTGTATGCGCTGTACCTGCTTCTGGAAGCTATGCCTCCTGAAGATGATGACCACGAAGACCTTCGTATGCATCGCCTGTACACCATCATTGATAACGCTCTAACGCTTCAGGTGAAGCCTGAAGAAATCCTTGAGCAAATGGGCGGGGATAATATCCTGACCGGTCTAGCAGAGACCTCGTTAGGCCAAATCCCCATTAAGGTGATTGAGTGAGATACCAATGTGTTGAATGGGTAGATGGATGCACCATCGGGTGCATCTATCGGTGTAACAAAAACAGACTGGTCAATGACGAGGGAGAGGTAATCAATATCTCTCTTTCTACATTGGTTCAATGCTTCGAGGAATTATAGATGCAACTTCTATTTAAAGACTTCAAATTAGCTGTATCATTTGCTCGCAGAAATCTTGAGGCTAAGCCCATGATTAAGCGATGCCCTCTTAACCGTAACTTACACATGGTGACGTTATGTGGAAAGAATTGGCCGTAGTCCTTATTGCTGTGGTGATAGGTGTAGTAGTTACTAATGCCACATATGCGTATGTGGAAGTGGCTACGATGCAAGACCGAACCATAAGAGATGAACTTCATCAAAATCTTATGGTTCGTAAAATTGAAGCTGAGGCTAAGATAGCTGAGCTTCGTGTAAAGGAACTTGAGTTAGCTCAAGAGTTCACGGATGGTTGGGGCACTCACTACGCAAAATAGGGGAACTAATGAACTGTGATTCACTCGCTTACTCTTCAGAAGAAGAAGAAGCATTCAATGATTTATCAAAACAACAAGAGAATGATATGCACATTTTTGTATTAGCAGAAGAAACAACGGAAGAGCATCCTCAACAAACTGAAGAATTTGTACAGGGGGATATGGTATGTCTAGGTGATCCGCACGGTGAACGTTACTACTTCCTAGGGCACTTGCCTCAAAATGCAATGATTGGTGTGCTTGTATCTGAAGACAAAGATGTCTTTACTGAACCAGTAACTACTCTAGTTCGCCCTAAAGATATTCAAGTGTCTAAGTGCCTGACTGAAGGCGATGCTAAATTCAGCGGCTTTGCTACACACTATGAGAATGGCGCAGAGTACTTCATGGAAATTGCTGAAGGTGATTTTGAACCAGTAAATGGTATGTCAGAGTTGCTGACTGCTTTCGAAGAAAACAGCCTGTTCATGAAAATAAACTAAGCATTTAACCAGTGCGATATAAGGGAGTCGATAGGCTCCCTTTTTTAATTAAAGGAAGAACCATGAAAGTTTTAGATAGAACATTTAAAGTTAAGCATATAACGACTCCTAGAGGCCGTGAGTACATCATGGACCATAATGGGCAACGATATACCATTTATAAACAAGGACGCTTCTACAAGCCTGTAGGCCGTCAGTTCCCGTTCTTTCATACGTTGCGTGAAGCAATGTTCCATTTAATGCAGGGGTAACCTCATGGACATCATGACCGACTTAGAGTTGCTTGAACGATGCAATGGCAATAAGGCTGCTGCAGCTCGCTATGTGGGCATCAGCTACAGACGTATGGTGGCTTGGCTCAAGGTAGGTTTTATTATTTATAATGGCCATGTGTACCTTAATGTTGAACCAGTAAAAGGCACCTTTGAGGATGCTATACGTCACACCTATAAGTGGGATGAGCACCTTGAATTAGCACAGATACTATTGAACCAAACTAACTCTATTGAAGAGACAGCTTTGGCCATGTGTGATGTGGACACCTTTGATGAACGCAAGATGTGGAGGCACCGCATCAGACGTGCAATAGAGAAAGGAATATTAAAGTTATGAGCAATAGACACGTACACGCAGATATGATTATCGCCAAGGCTGAGAATAGGGATTTAGTTAAATTTTACAAAAGCTTAGGGGCATGGTACTTGGTTAGCCCCGATGAGAGGGGTGCGGTGTTTTACGACAACGTTAAGTACTTCCTCTGCCTACCTCAACACAATGAGGACGGACAATGTTTGCGCTGGCTGAATGGTGGTGATGCTGAGTTTGAGTTCCTGCCCAATGGTAGTGGTAACTACGGGGAAATGGAGCCACTAGAGGATTACCCTTGGGTTGCTGACCACCTCTTTATGGATGCCGAGATAAATCTCCGAATCAAACCAAAGAAAGAGAAGCGCTGGATTAGGTTTACTTCAAAAGGAGACTTTGCACGCGCCTACACAGAAAAGCCTGACGCCATGAATAAAGGCGATCAACTCATCGAAATCGAGGTAGAGGTATGAGTAGAGAAATTAAATTTAGAGTTTGGGACAAAATTAATAAAGTAATGTACGAGGGGTATAAAGCCATTACACTTCAACACCAAGCGGAAGAGTTCAACACGATTCTAGTTAAAGACAAAAACCCGTACCGAGCGATAGCTATTTGCTTCTTAAAGATGAAGGATGTTGAGAGATGATTACCGTTAAGCAAGCGAGAGACCTAGGCATTGTCTTTATGAAGGGAGATGAGCTAGTCGGTGACTTTGGTGGGTACAAGGTAGGCGATGGTATTGATGTTACGGTACTAAACCAAAATTGTCATGGTGACTTGAGTGTGCATAGTTTTGCATGGCGAGATGGGGACTATAAACAACCCTACCCTGATGACATTATGGTTGAGATTACCTATTATCATGCGCTACAGAAATACACTGAGATATCTCCCTGCGGTGAAATCGACTGGGAGGAAGAAGGTGAATACTTTTGGCGACCTCACTTGCCCTCGCTATATCAGGAACCAAGCAGAGTAAAACTAAAAGAATCACTAGTACAGGAAGACGTATCAGATAACACCTACGTATACGTTTTAACCTTCGGTGTACATTACGAAGGTAATCAAGTGATTGGGGTATTCTCTACCTACGAGAAAGCCAAGGAAGTGGTTGATGCGAAGTTTACTGACTCATGTAGCGACTACTGGGATATTGAAAAGGAAGAGGTGAAATGAAAACACAAATATTCAAAAGCCACGCAGAATTCCTAAAAAGAGAAGACAAGTCAGTTAATGGTGTTAGCCCTGAGTTTGCTAAGGAAAACCCTGATTTTGGAGAGACAAACAAAACAAACAAAGGCTGCTGGAACTGCTCATTCTGCGAAGACTGCAAAGACTGCGCTGATTGCTGGGACTGTAAAGGGTGTAAAGAATGTAAAGAATGTAAAGTCTGCTGGGATTGCAAAGACTGTGAAGATTGCTCATTCTGCGAAAACTGCGAAGGTTGCGCTGACTGCAACTTCTGTGAAGGTTGTGAAGGTTGCAAAGGTTGCACATTTTTCGAAGACTGCGAAAACTGGGACATTGAAAAAGAGGAAGTGAGATGAACAAACAACAGCAGTTAATGGACCATATTCTTAACTCTATCAAAGAGGACTTCTTGGTTTTCGCTGATGAGGGTGAGTATTCACCTGAGGATTTAGTTGGCGGTGTAGCAATGGCATTTGACCTTATGGCTCATAGCTATGGAGCGGATAAGGTAGAAACCGAACACTATCACATCAAAGCCAAGGAAACAGAGGTGGAATAATATGAACGAACAACTACAAACAGCGGTAGCAGAAATACTGAACCGAGCAATCAGCGGTATTGATGCGAGTGTGGATTTCATGCAAGCAGAGTTACCTGATGTCATTCATCAACTGCTACTTTGGTATGCGGTACAAGGGGTAATTACTGCCTTAACTGGGGCACTTATACTTTACGGATGCTACCGGTTAGTTAAGAAACCTAAAGCGGGTAAGTCAACATTGGTGTGGGATTATGACAGCCATAGAGATACCTATGAGCTTGGGGAAGCATCCCCTATCGCACTTTTTTTAATCATCCCTGCATTTTTCAGCTTGTTCATGGTAGATAACATAATGACATCCATTCAGATATGGATAGCACCTAAAATCTGGCTCATGGAATACGCAGCGGATTTAGTTAAATAAACACATTGCTACTGAATTTGAGAGACTAGAATCTAGTGCCTAAATCTAAGAAACCAAGAAAGAAGATTGATAAGCAGAAACGTCACCATCATACGGTACGTAAGTTCCTATACATTGACCCAATCACTGGTGAAACTACCGGTAAATACCAAGAGGATTTTGGTAATGACAAAAATATTGAAGGAGTGATGTGATGAAAATGAGTGATGTGTTTGATTTACCAGTAAGTCAACATATTGATGTGTGTGAGATTAGAAGCATCTCAGAAATCGCGTTTAGTGCTGATGTTCTTTATCCAGCGTATGTTTTCGAGGCAATCAACAGCCACGACTCAATGGTTGAGCGAATAGCACAGCTAGAAGCGGATAAGGCGGAGTTGTTGGAAACACTGTCTCTTGTAGCCCTTGATGCAGTAGCTGCGGGTGGTATCAATTGCTTCCGTTTAGCTAATACTATGCTCGACAAGCACAAATAACATCCTTAAAGGTCATTCAAAGAGTGGCCTTTGTGGATGACACGTGATTCGTCATCCAAACACTACATAACGACCTGACGATGCACAGTTCACTACATTCTGTGATGATGTTCACCGGTGCGGCACTTACGTCCTTAGTTAAATACGAGTTTTGAATCAATGAATGAATATGAGTTTAATTATGAGATGGCCTCTGTCATGAGGACTGTATGGCTTAGCTATTGGTTCAATGATGGGGACATCAAGAAGGTGCAAACCACCTGCAAGAAGTTACGCAAGAAAGTAACCCATGCATCTATCAGAAAGCTTCTGATGACGTGGATTAAGCTTAAAGACCCTACCCCACAAATAAATGCAATGTTCCTTCATGCGTTGGATATGGAAGCTCTTGAGTACTATGTATAAGGAGCCTTCGGCTCCTTTTGTGAAAGGAGTTAATATGTCTGTTCCAAACAAAATAAAAGCTTTAATTGAAGAATGTGGTGAAGTTCGTGTTCCTACTATCCGTAAACACTTCCCTGACTTGAACCAGAATACTATCAGGACTGCCCTATGGCGTATGACCTGTGATGGTATGATTAAACGTGCAGGATATGGCCTGTACTCTCTCAATGATGGTAAACGAGGCTATGAGACCTATTACCATGAAGTTCTGGCTCAGCTTGAGAAAGGGAAGCCTGTGTATCTGGATGAGCTTGTGAAGCTTACACGGTCTACCAGAAGCAAAGTAGCTTCTCGAATTACCTATATGAGAAGTTTAGGTATTCCTATCTACTCGTTGGGAACCAATGAAGAATGTCGGTATTTACTCTTTGAAGATGAGTAGGTATCCTATCGAATCTTAGCTCGCTGTTAAGATAGCACACCCTTTAATGTAAGGGTCCCTGCAAAAGGTGAAACTGATGATACTATCTAGAAAGACCTACCAACTCTGTGAAATGTATTAACTGGAGCTGGACCAGATAATCAGCCGAGGGGAATGCCTGAGTTAGTTCCTCGTAATAAGCACAATCAGGACAGGGGTGGAAGTCCCCATTTGAACCAAGTTAAGGCCTATCAACCCACTGGCTCAACAGGTCTTGGTTCACACAGACCCCATCCACAACTAGGGTATTCAACGGATGTAAAAGCTACCTAGAGCACATGTTGCTACGTAAGACATGTAAAATATACGGCTTGGAATCGCTAATCCGAGATGAATGAAGGACACTGTAAAGTTCTTCCGTGGAAAGAACATTAGATGACCCATGTAAAAAACTTCTTATTGTCGTGTTTGCCACCTACACGTAAAAATAAGCGCGGGAGGTCGGGCTCACCTCCATAGAACGAGCCATTACTGGAAGGACAGGTGTGACAAGGTATAGATGCGCAACTCTGCCTTTAGCTTGCAAGCGTCGAGAGGTTCGAGTCCTCTCCCTTCCACCTTTTTATCCTGTAAGTATCCTTTCCATTTTCTTTCCTTTTGTGAGTGGTTTCCATTGGAGGAGAGGGTACTTACAAGATATACCTCCTGAGTAATTAATTGATTAACAGATGGTCGATTCGTTCCTATAAGAACAGGAGGTATATCGAGATATACTTTCTTGAACCAAAGAATAATGCCTTGATTCAAGGGACTGAGTGTATCTCGTATGCCCAGTAGACAAATCGTTGTCTATCATTACATATAAAAGTGTCCTGATGGTGCTACACAGCCCAGAAGGGTTCCGAACACTGGAACCAAACATGATGTGTCAATCAAGGTGAGATGCCTTGTACCTATTCAAAGAGGAGCCTTCGGCTCCTTTTTTGGTTAACCGTAGAGGAAATTGATATGGCTACCAGAGAAGAAACTCTGCTTAAAAAGAGAGATGCCTATGTTCAATATAGGCAGGGAACCAAGATAGCTGATATCGCTAAAGGTATGGGTTTATCAGAACGTATGGTTTACCGGTACATAGATGAGTATGAATTGGTTCAGTTGAGAAAATGGAAGAAGTCTGTAGATGAAGCCTTAGAGGTAACACCTATGAATGCTCCCGTCTCTCAACTAGTCAAGATTATTCAAGCTAGAAAGTAAACACAAAGTCTCTTTGAACCAAGGAGGCTTTACTATTTATTGTTTAGACGTACACTTAACTTAAATCCTGATGGGATTGGTTAATAGCCTACTAGGGGGCTACGATTCGATGAGGTTCTCATCAGGGGTTTTCCTACCTCATCGTAACCTAGACTATTTTGACATGACCCTTGTACCGTTATTGGTATGAGGGTTTTTTTTTCTTCAGATGTTCCCAGAAGGAACATTAATAACATCCTAAACCAAGGAGTAAACCAATGAGCAATTTTACAGTAAACCCTGCAAACGCTAAGAAACTAATCATGAAGTGCATGAAGCATCACCAAGTGCCTCTTCTTACTTCAGCCCCGGGAATGGGTAAATCAGACATCATCAAATCCATTGCTAAAGAAATGAAGCTAAAGCTGATTGATGTTCGTCTGGCTCAGAAAGAATCTGTTGACCTAGGTGGTATGCCCGACCTTTCGGGTGAATACGCTACCTACAAGCAGTTTGATGAATTCCCTACAGAGAAGACCCCAGTGCCTGATGGATACAATGGTTGGCTCATCTTCTGTGATGAATTAACTCAAGCTAAGCGTGACGTGCAAGGGGCTTTTCATAAAATTTCACTTGACCGCATGGTTGGCCAAGAACACTTGAACAAGTTCGCCTTCGTTGTAGCAGCCGGTAACCGCACACAAGACCGTGCAGGGTCTAATGGACTGATTACCTCACTGCAATCACGTTTGACTCACCTTGAGCTTGCTGTGAGCATTGACGACTTCCTACCCTACTTCATGAGTATTGGAGGTGACCCTCGAATCACTGCACTGCTGAACTTCAAGAATGAGTTGTTGAATAACTTCGACCCCCTACATACAGGTAACACGTATGCGTGTTCACGTACTTGGCACAAGCTAAGCATCATGACTAAGCATGACACAGACCTGACTGCAGACTTGGTGCCTCTAATCACGGGTACAGTTGGTGAAGGTGCAGGTGCTGAGTACCGTAACTTCTGTCAAATTTGGCAAGAGTTAGCTGAGTTCAAAGATGTGGTAGCACACCCTGATACCGCTAAGCTTAGCTCCAATGCTGCAACGAACTACGCAATGGTAGGTATGTTGGCATCTAAAGTAGATGCAGATACCCTAGCTCCGGCTGTGGAATACATTATGCGTATGGGCCCAGAGCTACAACTGACCTTCCTGCGAATGACCTCTAAGGCATTCATGGGCGCACTTCGTGTACCTAACTTCCAGAAACTCCTAACTAAGTTCAACAAAGAACTTAAATCTTACGCATAGGTGAACCAGAATGACTGATGTAAATACGCTAATTAGCCAAACCAAAGTTAAGGTAATGATGAGTCCTAAGACAGGCTTTATCAGTGCTTTGATGCTTGCCCTTGAGCAGTCAGCAGATGAGTCAGTCCCTACGGCTCAAACCAATGGCCTAAGTATTAAATATAACCCTACTTGGTTCAGTTCTCTGGACTTACCTCGTAGGGTGTTTCTGATGCTTCATGAGACATGGCACGTAGCTTATGACCACTGTGTTCCTTTGGATAAGCAGTATGATCCTAAAACCATGAATGATGCCCAAGACTACTACATCAACAATCAGTTGATTAAAGAAGGATTCACTTTTGTAGAAGGTGGTCTTAAAGACACCAAGTACGGAGGTTGGACGGTCATGCAAATTTATGATGACCTCATCAAATCTGGTAAGCAGAACCAGTCTAACTCTATGGGGTCAGATATTAAGCCGGCTGAAGGTACTCCTGAAGAGCAGAAAGAGACTCAAACCAAGATACAGGAAGCTATTGTCAAAGCTGCTACTCAAGCTAAGATGGCGGGCCAAGGTGACAGCATCCCTGATGAAATCAACCGCTTTGTAGAAGAAGTTCTTAATCCTAAGCTCAAGTGGCACCAAGTACTTGAGCACTACATGCATGAGCGTGTAAAGGATGAGTACTCATGGTCACGTAGAAATAGACGTTATCCTGATGTCTACCTTCCTTCTCTATGGAGTGAAGGCATGGGTGAGATCCGCTGTTATCGTGATGCTTCTGGTTCAATCTCTCACAGAGAGCTATGTCTAGAGACTGCAGAGATTCTGTATATTAAAGAAACAGTGAATCCTTCACTGATGACCATTACAGACTTCTCTCACTACCTAGGTGAACCAAGAGAGTTTGAACGTGCAGACGAGATTACCACTTGTGATATTCCTGCGAATGCTCAAGGAGGTACTGACCTCGCTCCTGTATGGCGTGACCTTAAGGCCAATGAAGAGACTGAAGTTGCAGTTATCTTTACGGATGGTTATGTGAGCGTTCCGCCCTTGGATGAATTATCCTGCGATGTTGTCTTCGTTATTGTTAATAACAAAGAGTGGACGCATCCAGACTGTACTGTAATCCATATGGAAATCAAGCATGAATGACGTAAAGATAAACTTAGGATACTCACTCGACTTAGTAGTATCGGAAGACGATTTACCAGAAGTAATGACGGCATTACTTAAGGCCAAGAAACTGGACTTCCGTGAGTATCGAGACGGAGTATATCAACAACATACCTACGGTCCTCCTGATATGACCATTAAACCTTATGGGTTCACTCTGGAAGAGGCCATCCAAAAAGCGGCAGTATTAGATATGCCACTAAGCCAATATTTAGAAAACGAAGGAAATTAAAATGGTTCAATTAACCTCTTGTCAGGAAAAGGCTAAGAAAGAGTTAGAAATGTTCCTGTTAGGGGTTGATTCAGATGTCATCATCTTGTCTGCCCCTGCAGGTTGTGGGAAATCCTTCCTGCTTGAGCATATGTTTGGGGACATGAAAGAACTCAATGAGTTTGCCCGTATCCTAGACGTACCTCAAATCAGAGGTGTGAAGATGTCAGCCATGTCTAACAAAGCAGCCAAGGTTATCAATGGCAGTACCTTTGATAGCTTGTTTGGGCTATTCCCTAAGCCCTGCTTTAAGACAGGCAAACAAAGACGAACCAAAAGAGGTGGAAAAGGGTCTCCTCAACATGGTCAAGTTATTGTCATTGATGAAGCCTCTATGCTCGATTCTGACGGTCTTAAGCATTTAGCTGAGCTAACAGACAAGTGTAAGATTATTCTTGTCTGTGACCGCTATCAGCTCCCTCCTGTAGGGGAAGCTGAGTCACCTATCTTTACTTCTGGTATCCCTGTCATTGAGATGACTACACCAGTACGTCAAGATGCTATCAGTCCTCTGTATGCACAATGCACCTCACTACGTGAAGGTGTAATGAACCAAGAAATAGTACCTCTACTCCCTTCTGACCAAGTGATGTATATCACTGATGCTCAGGCTGAACAGTTCTTTACTACGATGACTGAGAAAGATAAGGTGCTTTGTTATACCAACACCCGTGCCATAAAACTGAACCAGAGTGTACGTGAGTACAAAGGCATTACCGGCTTCTGGAAAGAAGGTGAGATGCTGGTTTCTAATGGTGTCCTCAAGGATGACCACGGTGACACCATCATGAAGAATGAAGAATCTACTCTCATCATGGATGTGGATAGTGAAATCGTTAAGAATGACTTCGATATGGATTGCCACCGAGTTTACACCCAACATGGTTGTTTACTGGTTCCTCTCAATCAAGGAGAGTTGGCCTCTAAATTAAAGGCTACTGCCAAACTTAAAGATTGGTATTCCTTTTATGCTATGAAGGAAACGGTGCCTGACCTACGAGGTTCATGGGCCTGTACGGTACACAAGGCGCAAGGGTCTACTTATGAGGATATCTTCATTAGCCTTAATGACCTCAAGAAAGTGTACTGGCAAGACAAGAATACTTACCTGCGTATGCTCTACGTAGCAGTCTCTCGTGCCAAAGGTAATGTGTACCTATATGGCACACCTATCTAGGAGTTACCATGTCCAACTTTAAAGCGACCATGCTCACGATAATTGAGCACAGTGCTATCAGTAAAGCAGCTCAAGCCAAGACAGACTTAATATGGGAATCCGGTACTATTTATACCGGATTTGTGTACAAGGGATACACCTTTGAGAATGCCTTATGCAGTGGGGTTGCACCTCCTGCTACTGAGGAGTTCATTAAGGAGAATAAGACTAAGTTAGACTTCACCTTAGAATCCCTCACAGCTTGGCAGTCAATCCGAACCAAAGTGATTTACTGGCTCAATTTATGTGAGTCGACTGAAGAAGCGTTAGCTTGGCTTCCCGATGAACCAAAACAACTCTACTTAGATAAAGGTTATTCCGAGAGTACTGAAGTGAACCCTGAATTCATTGAAAGTATTACCTGTACCCCTGAGTTCACTCTGTTAGAATCGCTCATCAGTTTTAACCTCATTACGGAGTAAGCATGCAACACATCATTCATCACGATGAATATGATACTGCCATCCTAATAAAACAAGCCTCCTTAGTAAAATCCCGAATCAATGAAATCTACTTGAATCCAACTGGATTGAAGGCAATCTCATTTTCTCTGGATTATGCAGGGAAGAAGAAACCTTCGGCCAGTACCATACATGAATACCTTGGCCAGTTACTTCCATCACTGGACTCCCTAGGGATTAAAGATTTACTTGTCTGTGATGGTGAGTACTTTAAAAAACTGTGTAAGGTTCAAAAAGCTGACCCACACTATGGGGCAGTACTCCCTGTCGCTATCAAAGGCTATGAGCACATGAATGCTGTGCTCTGCCCTAACCATGCGTCATTACTCTATAACCCTACCATGATTGATAAGATAGAATTCTCTCTTGATACCATGGTGAACCATAAACAAGGTACCCATGTTGAACTGGGGACCAATGTCATCCATTCAGAGGACTACCCGAGTGACTATGATGCAATCAAGCAGTGGCTGGATACTCTTCTTCTTATGCCTGCCCTTACTTGCGATATTGAAGCTTATTCGCTTAAGCACTATCTCTCTGGGATTGGTAGCGTGGGCTTTGCTTGGGATTGCCACAATGGTATATCGTTTGCTGTGGACTCTGTTGCCTGTGAGCCTACGGAAGTACGAGTCTGGGATAAGAAAGATAAAAAATACAAGAAACGGATAGCACACAATAAACAAGTCAGAAATGAACCACTAAGAGCTCTATTGAAGGACTTCTTTGAGAAGTACCAAGGAACACTTATTTACCATAATTCTGGTTATGATATAACCGTGCTCATCTATCAGTTATGGATGGGTAACCTCCTTGACCAAGAAGGGTTACTGGAAGGTCTGGAAGTCATGACTCGCAGTTATGAAGATACCTTGTTGATTGCCTATTTAGCTACTAATAGCTGTACCGGTAATAAATTAGGTTTGAAGGACCAAGCTCATGAGTTCACCGGTAACTACGCTGAGTCGGATATCAACGACATTCAGTTAATACCGATGCCCAACTTACTTCGCTATAACAACGTGGACTGTATGGCTACATGGTTCGTCATGGATAAACACTATGACACTATGGTGCTTGATGAACAATTTGATTTATATCAAAAATTCAAGGTATGGCAGAAGGACATCATTCAGATTCAACTGACTGGTATGTGTTTAAGCATGCCTAAGGTGCTGGAGGCTGAACATAAGCTACAGGCCATCTTTGATACTCACAAGAATGCATTACTGAACCATCCTATCATTCAAGCCTTTGAGTCCAATATGCGTAAAGCAATGTGGCAGAAGGATTGGGACGATAGGAAGAAGAAGGCAGTTAACCCTGAGAATATCAAAGCCAAAGACACCTCAGTATTTGATGAAGAACGCTTTAATCCTAACAGTGGTGTGCAACTTCAGAAGCTACTGTACGAGGACATGGGCTTACCTGTAGTAGATAAAACTAAGACAGGTGCTCCGGCTACTGGAGGCAAGACACTCAAGAAGCTAACCAAAGTCATTCAAGATGAAGAAAGTATTAAGATACTGAACCATCTAAGAGACTATGCAGGTGTAGCGAAGATACTCTCTGCATTCATTCCTGTGTTTAAGGAAGCTCCTCTTGCCCCCGATGGTATGCACTACCTATTTGGTTCATTCAAACTAGGTGGCACCGTCTCAGGAAGACTGAGTAGTAAGAATCCTAATTTACAACAGATACCTTCTGGTTCGGATTATGCCAAGGTTATTAAGGCATGCTTTGTTGCCCCACCTAACCACATCTTTGTAGGCGCTGACTTTGCTTCTCTAGAAGATAGAATTGATGCCCTGCTTACCAAAGACCCCAATAAGATTAAAGTCTATACCATGGGCTTTGATGGACACTCATACCGAGCGTACTACTATTTTGGGGATGAGATGACGGGCATTGACCCTGAATCAGCAGAATCCATTAACTCTATTCAAGTCACTTATAAGGGGTTACGTCAGGACAGTAAAGCTCCAACCTTTGCCTTAACCTATGATGGTACATGGCGAACCATGGTAACTAACTTAGGATGGTCTGAGGACAAATCTAAGATGGTTGAATCTAACTATCTGAAGATGTATGCCGTGTCTAAGCAATGGAAGACTGACAGGCTTATACATGCCTCTAACGAGGGCTATGCCACTGTAGCGTTCGGACTACGTGTGAGAACACCATTACTGAAGCGTTCATTGATGGGAACCAGTGTAACTACCTCTCAGGCAGCAGCCGAAAGTAGAACGGTAGGTAATGCTATGGGCCAGAGCTATGGCTTACTTAATAATCGCGCCTTTGGCGAGTTCATTGAGAAGGTACGCAGCTCGGCCTATAAGTACGCCTTTAGACCTTGTGCTTTGATTCATGATGCCATTTATGGCTATGTACGTGATGATTGGGAAGCATTGGCCTTCGTCAATAAAACCATGACACAGGCAATGGAGTGGCAAGAGTTACCTGAAATCTGGCATGACGAAGTTAAGCTTGGGGGTGACTTAGATGTGTTCTACCCATCTTGGGCAAACGACTTTACTTTACCTCGTACCGACTGCGTGGACACACTTAAAGAAGTGGTTCATAAAGAAGTACTCAAACGAAAGGACGCATTATGATTGAAACATTAACTGTAAGTGAGCTTATCAATGCTCTTGAACAATTCCCTGATGATATGCCTGTGGTCGCTGTAAGCGACTATGGCGACCGTTCGCATACCATGCAGGCCATTGCTATCTCTGAGGTGGAAACATCTCAGGTAGGGCAGTCTGGTTACTCTGACTCAGGTTACCGTGTATCTGACGATGAAGACGGTGAGACTGTATTGGTGCTTAACTACGACTTGATGTAAGGCTCCTTATGGAACGAACCAGACATGAAATGGCTGTAGCGATTAATGACCTCTCACGAGGTCAATTTTTTGTCTCTCAGTCAGGATTTGACCAAGAGTATGAAAACCTTTATTGGTTCGAACTTTCGACCAAAGATGTGTTATCTTTCACCCCTTTCGATTCTGACAAGACCCTTTCTCAAGGGCTATGGAATCATGGCTTAATAAGGACTTAATTAATGGCAACATTCTTTGAACCAGTATTTAGTAAACACGGATTAGCGTCACCTGACCGTGCCTCTGATATTAATGCAATGGCTAAACGCAACAATGCTAAGAAGAAAGTAGTAAATCATTCCTTCGTAGCAAAAACCAAACGAGTAGCACTTACATGAATAACAAATCTGAAAACCAAGCTTTACCCCAGATAATTGAAAACTATGTCCGTTGGGACGATGACCGAGGAATCACTTCTGGTTCAACGGCTCAGGCTCAATGGGTAAAGTTATTTGAAGAGGTGATTGAGCTTTATGCTTCCCTTCATCCTGAGAAATCCTCAGATGGTGTAAAGTTCTGTGTCATTGATTTAGTACACGAACTTCACCGTAAAGGTAAAATCAAAGGCATCCCTGTCAATGATGACCCTCGTGAACATCTCGTAGACGCAGTAGGAGACTCTCTGAAGTGCATTACTTCTGTAGCTAACCTATCTGACGTTAATCTCTCTGAAGCTGCTCAGCATGCTTATGAGATTATCAATGCCCGTCAGGGAAGTCTTAACCCTGAAACAGGGATATGGGAAAAGGAGTAAACATGGAACACATTGTAAGTGTCCCCGAAGGGGCAACCCATTACCACAAGGAAGCTAGACTCTACTACCGTGATGCTATAGGAGGCTTAGAGTTCTTTGACCCAGCAGGGAATAAAAAATGGTTACTCTCTACGGCCCCACCTTCAGTTTTAAAAGAATGTGTAAGAATAGCCTTCACCGTATCTGCGTCTGATGAAGTCACCGCAGTGAGTATCTTGACGGCAGGTATAGGCCACATAGGTGACCGAGCCAGTGAAAGAGATACCGATGCTGAACGTAGCATGGCAACCACTGTGAAAGCCTTCAATGCGATGTACGGTACCGAACTAACCGAAACCCAAGGTTGGATGTTTATGGTCTTCCTGAAGGCTTCCAGAGCCAAAGGTGGGGACTTCCGTTTAGATGACTACGAAGATATGGCATCATACTCAGCTTTAGCAGGAGAATGTCATGCCAAAGTACACCAATAAACACAACATCCCTTTACCTTTAGCAGTGCTTCTAGCCACGGACGAGTACGACCACAACGATGAACCATGGACTATCAGTGCCACTAAGTTATTAGGGAGTGTTCGTCAGATAGTGCTAGAGAGCCGTGTAAGCGCTGAGGAAGTTGAGATTGATATCAGTGACCTCATTGCGTCGACACAAGGTACTGCGCTCCATGATGCTATGGAGAGAGCTTGGCTCAATCCTAAACTCCCTGAAGTACTCAAGTCACTTGGACTACCTGCAAGGGTAGCGGATAAAGTTCGAGTCAATCCCACCGAAGGTAAGACTAACCTAGATGTACATCTAGAAAGACGAACCAGTAAAAAGATTGGTAAGTGGACTGTTTCAGGCAAGTTTGACTTCATCATGGAAGAGATGCCAATGGACCTAAAGAATACCTCTGTGTATTCATGGGGCAAATCCTCAGATGACTACAAAATGCAGTTATCAATGTACCGTTGGCTGAATCCAGACATTACCTCTAAGGACTTAGGTAAAATAATGTTCTGGTTCAAGAATTGGTCTGAGTATGCAAAGAAAGGAGATGGTTATCCTCCCTTCACTATTGCTGAAAAAACCATTAACCTACTGTCCCCTGCACATACCGAGCATTGGGTATCGCAGAAACTGAACCAAATAGACTTATACTGGAATACCCCTGAATCAGAGTTACCTTTGTGTACCCCTGAGGAAATGTGGCAAGCACCTTCTGAGTTTAAGTACTACTCGAGTGCAACTTCACAACGTGCTTCTAAGAAGTTCGACAATACCCATGAGGCACACACTTATATGCTGAGTAAAGGTAAAGGCGAAGTTCGTGAAATCAAGCAGTCCCCTACTAAATGTGGGTATTGTAACGCTCGATTCAAATGCTCTCAGTACGCATCTATGGTTCAACAAGGCATCATCAAGTAAGGGAGCCTTTGGCTCCTTTCATGAATTAACTAACCTAGAGGAAACTATGGAACTCCGTCCTTATGAGGATATGCAGTATCACCCTACTCAGGAAAAGATATTGGCTATCCTCCGAACCAAAACACAAAACCTAGAAAGTGATACTTACTTTCGAGGTATTATTGCGTTTTATCTGGCTCAAATGGCTTCGTCCGTGCGAGCACACGTGAATACCCCTCACCGAGGCAAACTCCCTATCAATATGTTTGTATGTGGTTTGATGTCTTCAGGTGCCGGTAAAGGCTTCTCCATGAACATCATGGAGCGTGAGTTAGTTAATGGTTTCTCTGAGACTTACCGTAAAGAGACTTTCCCTTTCATCGCTGAACAAAGCATTGCCAACGAAGCTCGTAAGAAAGCTATTCGTAATGCCACTGATGAAGCTGAAGAGACGGAAGCACTCAATACAGAGTTCAAGTCACTGGGAGCTATGCCTTACTCATTCGACAGTGGTACTGCCCCTGCTTATAAGCAGATTCGTACTAAAGCGCAGATAGCTAAATCTGGTTCATTGAACCTAATCATTGATGAGATAGGCACCAATCTACTTTCCAATGCTGAGCTTTTTGCAGTAAGCCTTGAAGCGTATGACTTAGGTCTTATTAAGCAAAAGATTACCAAGAACTCTACTGAGAACAAACGTAGCGAAGAAAGGCATGACCCAGTACCAAGTAACATGATGGTATTCGGTACTCCTTCTAAGTTATTCAATGGTGGCATGGAAGAAAGGGAGTTCCGTTCCTTACTGGAGACAGGCTACGGCAGACGTTTCTTGTATGGTTGGGGCAACAAAACCACGGCTACTGAAATCAACGCAGAAGACCTGTATGAGCTTCTAACGCACACAAGCAATGACAAGGACATTGGCCAACTACACACATACTTTAAGTCCCTAGCGGATGCTGTGAACCACGATAAGATAATTGAGGTACCTAAAGCAGTCGCTTTGATTAACCTTCAGTATCAACTCAACTGTGAACAGAAAGCATCTAAGATTTCTGACTTTGAACCTATCCGTAAGGCTGAGCTCCAGCATCGATATTTCAAAGCTATGAAGTTAGCAGGAGCTTATGCATTTGTGGACCAGACTCCTGAAGTCACTGAAGAACAGATGTACTCCGCTATTAAGTTAGTAGAAGACTCTGGTGTGGCCTGTGAGCAAATCCTGAGCCAAGACAAGAACTATGTTCGTCTAGCTAAATACATCGCTGCTGTAGACAAGGAATGTACCTATGCTGATTTGGTAGAAGACTTACCGTTCTTTACTGGTTCAAAGTCTGCGAAAGATGACATGGTATCTCTGGCACGAGCTTGGGCACATCGAAATAACATTGTTATTAAGAAGTACCTAGATGATGGCTTTGAGATTCTTAAAGGCGAGACTCTTACTGAAACAGACCTTGATAAGTTAATCTTCTCTGCATCGAATGATGTGGCCTACCACTACATGCCTTCTGATTCAGAAGGGTTGATTAAGGTACGCGCATGGGATAACTTCCATCGCTTGGTCACTCACAAAGGTGTGCACTGGTGTAACCATAACTTCATGGAAAAGCACCGCTGTAAAGAGAATGCGATTCCTGAGTTCAATATGGTGGTATTGGATGTAGATGATGGTGTAAGCCTAGAGACAGCCCAACTGCTGTTGAAGGACTATGAAGCCTTGTTCTACACCACTAAGAGTCACCAGATAGATAAGAACGGTGTTGTCTGTGACCGCTTCCGTGTCGTATTACCTATCAAGTATCACTTGAAGATGAATGATGAAGAGTTCAAAGAGTTCATGGGTAATATCTTTGATTGGCTTCCATTCAAGGTAGATGATGTAACCGGTCAACGTGCTCGTAAATGGGAAGCTTTTAATGGTTCACACGAGTACCAACACGGAACTGTACTAGACCCTACTCAGTTTATTCCTAAGACTGCTAAGAACGAGAAGTATGTCAAAGAGGTTCAAGACCTTGGAGATATGGACAAGATTGAATCTTGGTTCGCTCGTAGCATTGGAGAAGGTAACCGTAACAATACATTGGCTCGTTTCTCATTCATGCTTTATGATTCAGGGCTTGCTCCTGCTGACGTAGAGGATGCGGTGATTAAGTTCAACGATAAGTTGAAGAATCCTTTAAGTAAGGATGAGCTTAAATCTACAGTCATCAAATCACTATGGGGGAAAGCTGCTAGTGAAGGACGTATCTAACATGACATACCGTGAGCTCCTAGAGCTACGTATGGAAATCAACAAACAACTTGAACCAGTAATCAATGCTATCGCTGACTATGAAGGAGGTGTCTTTGACACCCTTCAGAAAGGTGGTGAAGTAGCCGGATTCAAGTTGAAGAAAGGACGTAAGTCTCGCAAGGTAGTGGATGAATCTAAACTGGTTCAGCGACTGCTAGGTAAAGGGGTATCCAAGGCAGACATCTATGATGTGAAAATCAAAGGTGTCTCTGCACTGGATAAATTAATCAATGCTGAGTTCGACAAAGATGAAGCCAAAGAAGTATATGGTCGATTCATTGAAGAGACAGAAGGTAAACCATCGTTACAATACACAGGTGAATAATGAACCGCACTATCGTGATTGCAGGTCAATCAAACACAGGTAAATCTACGTCCCTGCGTAACCTTAAGAACCGTGAGAAGTACGCATACCTTAACGCAGATGATAAAGCATTACCTATTCGTGGTGCGAATGCATTTCTTAAGAACATCCGTATTAAAGACCCTATGGAGGTTCCTGCTTACTATCCTCAGTTTGAGGCGTATGACGGTTGTGAAGGCGTTATATTAGATACGCTGACCTATCTTATGGCTCAATATGAACGTAAAATAGTGAACCCTGCAGCGAATACTATGGAAGGGTGGAAGAACTACGGTATCTACTACAAAGAGTTCAATGACCTAGTTAAAGACTCTACTAAGACACACATCATCATGGCTCACACAGAGTCATTGCTGAATGAACAGTCTATGCAGATGGAGTCTAAGATTCTGGTCAAAGGTGCTGTAGGTAAGATTGGCGTTGAAGCCGACCATACCGTTGTAGTAACCACTAAGCAAATGCCTGTGGCTAAGCTTAAGAAGTTCGATACTCCGTTATTAACGTACACTGCTGCCGAAGAAGCATCAGGTATGAAGTATGTGTTCAGTGTTCAGTTAAACGAGAATACCATTGGTGACCGTACTCGTGCGCCATTTGGGTTCTGGGACGACAATGAGCATTACATTGATAATGACATTCAAATCGTACTTGACCGTTGGGACGAGTTCTACGGAGAGTAATTGAGGGGCGCTTTGCTCCCTTTTGTGAACAATCAAATTAATTAAATAAAGGAAAAACGATGATAGATATTTTAAAGATGGATGCGGGTGTTGAATTAGAGAAAGACACAGATGTACTAAGTACAGGCGGCCCTCTTACAACAAACGTTTACCCGTTGACTGCAAAGTACATGTACCTAGATAAAACTGAAAAAGGTGCATTGATGGCTTATGGTGAATTCGAGACTGAGACTGGTCGTTCTGTTCGTTTCTCTGAATGCCTTGGCTCTAAAAAGTCAGGTACATTCAAAACGACTTACACTGACAAGCGTTCAGGCAAAGAGAAACCATTACCGGGCTACACTAAACTGTTGCACCTAGCTCATGCTATGGGTATCCAAGTTAAAGACCTATCTGGTCTAACTGCTGAACCAAAGATTCTTAAGCTGTATGACTACGATGCGAAGAAAGAACTTCCTCAAGAAAAGAAAGTCATCACAGACTTTACTGGTAAAGCAATCCAAGCTGCTATCTACAATCAAGTAGAAACTAAAATGGCTAAAGATGGTAATGGTAACTACACCGTACCTACTGCTGAAGAACGTACCCTGAATACTTTTGAAAAGTGGTTCACTGCTGATGGTCGTACTATTGAAGAAGTTGCCTCTGGTGACGAAGCTTCATTCAAAGAGCTATGGCTGACTGCCCATAAAGATAAAGTACGTGATAAACGTGCGAAGAACGCCCCTAAAGCAGGCGCTCCAATTGCAGGTGGTGCAGCGACATCTCCGGCTCCTACACTGAAGTTTGACGACTAATGGAGTTGCTTCGAGAAGTAGTATCCGTCCTTGCAGACGTGTCTATGATTGTTTTGTTGATTACACTACACAAACGACTCAAGACATTAGAAGCTAAGTAATATTATTGCCCTCTACGGAGGGCATTATTTTAAGGGTAACCATGATTACCATTCTAGCCATAGACCAATCAATGACTGGCTCGGGTGTCTGTGTTCTTGAGCATATGCCTCATGCAGGAGGAGGGATTGGCCCATCAGAAATCACCCATATAGAGGTTATCCGAACCAGTAAGGTTTTAGATGACTTCGTACTCGATACCCATGCCCGTGCTTCTTTTATTGGGAAACGTCTGGTAGAGATAATTGAGATGACTAAGCCTGACTTCATTGTCTTTGAGACACCAAGCTTGGCAAGCAAGGGGAATGCCACTAGGACTCTCCCTATGCTCCTTGGTAGCTTGTTAGCACAAATGAAAGACTATCTGGCGAAAGAAGATGTAAAACTCCTCACAGTGCCTCCTACGAGCCTTAAGAAGTTTGCTACAGGAAAAGGTAACTGTGATAAAGATGCGATGGTGGAAGCCATTCGTGAACACGACACTGAATACTATGAAGGCCTGATAGCCATACCTAAGTCCAAGGGACGTTATGACCTTGCAGACGCATACTGGCTATCCCAATGGGTACTTCATAACGAACTTGACTAAGGAACACCATGTTTGAATATAAAGTAATTAAAAAAGTAGACATCCCTACCATTTCAGAAGCAACTCTAAAAGAGATGCTGATTGAAGCTATCACTAAACGACTCCCTCTTGATGTTATCGTTAACGATGTGAACTTCACTGCTACTCGTAAGGGTAAACAGGAAATCGTGCTAGATGTGGATGCCCAGTTTGCTGACGCAGACGAAGAAGAAGCGGAACCAGTAAAAGCTAAGAAGCCGGTGAAGAAGGTAGAAGAAGCTAAACCTGAACCAGTAGCAATTCCAGAGTTGCCTGAAGAAGAGGTAGCTTTAGACCGTGATGGTGTACCTAATATTGAACCATCTTTTGAAGCTGAACGTGCTTCATTGATTGATGAAGTATTGGCAGAAGACCCTGAGACTGAAGAAGACTCTCCATTACCTTCAGATAAAGCGGTAGAAGCTACAGGTGCTAAGTCATTGGCCGACATGTTCAAGGACATGTAATGTGGTTCAGAAAGCTAATGGTCATACTTCTAGGGCTGTTAGTTTTCCCCATAGTACTATTGATATTTGCAATCCCTTGGGTAGGGATTTCAATAGCAGTAATCTATGTACTAGGGTATTGCTACTTAGACGATAAGAAGCGTCAAAAAGAAAAAGGGAGCTAATAGCTCCCTTTCTTAATTACCCCACTGTTAAGTTAATAGGGGCTGATTGCGTGTGGAACGATGCCCAATCCGCAGGAGTGTAAACCCTATTACCTAAAGCATCCAAACTGAATATAGCATCATAAGGAGTAGGGATACCCAAACCTAGGAAGTTATTCAGCATTAGGAACCCTAGAACTCTAGATGGCCTCTCACCCAAACGTTTAATCAGGACTTGTTGAGTACGGAACATGTACTTAGTAAAGCCAAGCAAACCCATGTCATTCGCATATTGAAGTGACTTCATCTGAGGAATATCGTAATCCACAAATGTGGTACGAACATCATTGATAGAGTCTTGGAATTTCATTCCGTTCTTCACGTTATGCTTATGCAGTGAGTACTTCGCTGCAAAGTCAGATATCTGAGCAATATCTCTCATTACCTTATAGGCCTTAGTGTCATGCGTTAGCATGAAGTTCTTAGCCACAGTCTTCACAGCTTCCGGTGTTTTATTTAGTACTGGTTCAAACTTCTGCTCAATCAAATCCTTCGTAGGAGCCACGTGCTCACCTACTTCAACATCATCCACGATAGCTGAGTAAAGACCTGCTTCCATCATTTCACGTACAGGGTTGTTATACATCTCCTGACGAAGCATGGCTCTTTCACCTTCCAATTCTATCTTCTGTTGTTTTGTCAATTCTGGACGATTCAGCTCTAGCCCGATAGCAAATTCCCTCTCTTTATCTTTAAGCCATTTCCACGTAGACGTATACGCTTCTGCATGGTCCTTAATCGCCTGTACAGGGTTGACGCCACACATCCATAACAATGCCAAATTTGAGCCAATGTTAGCTGCAGTAACCATTCCTGACTTAATGACTAGCGTATCCTTACCGGTTGATACGAAAGCCTGCCAGTAGTTTTCCACACTGATACCTACTTGGTTGTTAAACATTACTGTAGCCAAGTTATTCAAGTGACGTAGTGATTCACGGTATGCAGTAGCCTTAGGGTCTCTGTCGTACTGCAATTGGGCCACAGAGAACTTACGATAACCTAATGCAACGGTTGCTTCTGTTCTACGTACATAAATAGCACTTGAACCATACAACGTCTTAGCGTGACGTTTCGCTGCTTCAGGAATCAGATTGTACTGGTCTTTGTATTCAGGGTCAGTACTGATATCAATGAACAGGTCTGGCTCTTTATGGTAGCTATCTACATACGTCTGGTGAAATGTTTCCATCAACTCTTGGTTCAGTGCAACAGTGTTGTTCTGACGAGAGATGTTAGAGAACGTTCTACCCAGTGCACGGGTGAAGTCTTTCTTACGACCATGGACAGTATCCTTGGCAGTGTTAGTAGACACATATCGGTACCCAGTAACTGAACCACGTGCATCAAAGATAGGTTGAGCTACTTGACTACGTTTCTCTGCTTTCAGATATGGAGCGTATCCACTGAATGCTTGCTTAGCCAATGCCTTCTTACCTTTATTGAGCTCTTGTTCTTGAAGTACCACACGCAATCTCTGTAGTTCAGAGTCAGATGGGGAAATCTTAAACAAGTCAGTACCTCTACGGCTAGGAGACGCAGTAGACAATGCACCTGTTACATAGGCAGCCATCTCACCATTCTCTTTGATGTAATAGAACTCGCCTCTATTCGAAGTTAAGTCATCGCCTCTTACTGGTTCACCTTGGGTGTAACCCAAGTTAGTTAGACGAACATGGTCAGCTTTAGTGCCAATAGTGATATCCACATTGTTCTCATACTCCTCTTTCAGATAACCCTTACGCATGTTGTATTCGTTATCTTTAAAGGTAGTCTCAAGACCTGCTTCCATAATCTCTTGGTGGTAGGCCAGAGCCACTTCCAAACCACGAGTACCAAACTTAGAATCATCAAACAAAGAAGCATTAGTCACATCTAGGTCTGCATAGTTCAGTGAGTGCAATGTTGCCAACTCATCTACTATCACCTGTGCTTGCTGAGCATCAATGGTTCCCGCTTTGCCATCGTAACCCCACATGTTCGCAATCTGATACGCATTAGTGTATTTACCATCAGCAATCAATCGCTCACCTGTAGTTAGGTGGTACCCTAAGTCTTCAGCATGAACGCTCATGTATCGGAATGCAGACGGAGCTACCTTCTTCAACTCAGCTTTCAATGCTTTGATGCGAGCATCACGAACATCTTGCTTAGTGACCAGTTCCAGTACCTCAGCAATGCTGTGCGTTCCTAGAAGGCTCTGTGCATCGGTTTCAAGTAATGAATAGATGTCAGCACTCTCTTGCTCAGTAATGCCCTCATAGACAGCCTGAAGCTCCTTAGTGATAGTCTCTGTATAGAATTGAGATTCCTGCTCAATGGTATGTGAGTTCTTAGAAATCAATCGAGCCAGATTAGCTAACGAAGCTCGACCAGTGGTGAACTCATTGTATATACCAATCACTGTTTTATTTTGAGCAAAGCTTTGAGCCTCGATAGCAGACTTCAATTTAGCTCGCATTTCAGGGATGCCCATATCTTCAGAGATTTTACCCATGATTTCTTTCGGTACCTGACGGAAAGGATTCACTTTATCCTTCACCCATTCATCAGCAGTATGTAGTACTGAATCAGCTTTCTGAATACCACGGTAAACCAAGGACTTCTTATTGTTCATTGAACCTTGTAGATGTTCAACTAAACGTACCATCTTAGCGTCAGTACCTAGCCCACGAGTATCTACCTTACTTTCCATTACGTTCAGTAAATGCTGGAACAATGAACGGATACGTTCAATCATTGATTGAGTTTCACCATCTTGTGACAGACGTTTATCTCTTGCCTGTAGAGCTAGGATAAGTGGTTCATTTGTCATGGCCATTACTGCAAACTCTTCCACAGGGTCAGCATTACGCACCTGTCCATCTAAACCAAGATAAGTAGTGTAACCTTTGCCCCCTTCTACACGGTTATGGATTGTATGGTTATAACGGTCTAACGCTGCTTTCTTATCTACATCGGTAGGGTTCACTATGCCAGTAAGGAAATCCTCTGGTTTAAGTTCTTTACGTGCCTTCTTGTACTCACGAACAATCTCCTTGTACTCAGGGGATTTCTTATCCATACCTTGGAATAAGGTGTGGCTTAATTCGTGAACCAGAACTTCACCAGTAGACATCTCAATGTTATTCGCCTTGGCACCAGTATTGATAGTCAGGTTAATGCCACTCTCAGTTAACTCACCAGATGCTTCCTGATTGTCCTTGTATAGGCTCAGGGTTAGCTTATCGATGGTAGGCTGAATCAGTGTCACCATTCTCTCTAGACGCTTCATGTGTTCCTTAGAAGCCTGTACAGGACCTTTACCTGCTAATGCAGTAAAGATGTGCCCTAAGGTTCCTCGGTTCAGCTCCATGTCTTTAATGAACTGTGCAGTCTCAGTTGAGATAGGAGCTCCATATTGGTCATCCGCATTAATCTCACGAGAGCGTTTCTCATAGGCAGTGAATACTTGCTTCTGTTCCTTAGCATACTTAGGGTTAGTCATAGCTTCTTTTGCTTCAGCGTAAGACATGCCCTTATTCATGCGATATAGCAGAGCATCACGGGTCTTATGGAAAGCTTCACTTCTACGCTTACTGTTTGAACCATCTTTGTTCTTACCTAGAGTGCTCACTAGGTGTGCCTCTTGGGTCTGAACGTTCGCATGGTCAATACCATAGTACTTAGCAGATAAACCAATCATTGCCTGATATGCATTCAACATATCGAAGTCCATGGTCTTATTCAGAATACGTAGAGCTAATCGAAGCATATGCTCCCAAGCATTACGTGCAGAAGCATCCCCTCTAGGCATCTTAATGTTTGTCTGGCTCAGCAATGCCTTGAAGTTCTTATCCCCTTTAGCGAAGGCTAACATCTCACCAATGTTTCTATGGGTAGAGTGCTCAGTCCCAAAGATGTAGTCATAGTTGTCCTGACCAATCGCTTGGATGATTGTAGTCTTTCTGTTGTTCTTAAGACTTAACCAAAGGTCTTCTAACTGACGATACTCTCTTGAAGGATTCCCGCTTAGGGCATCTTGCTCAAGAGCATACACATTCGCTGCATGGTCAAGCTCATGGAACAAGGTGTCGTAGTACATCTCGTCAGAAGGGTTATTGGATGCATTCACAAAGATATGCACAGTGTGAGTTTCAGGGTCATACATCCCACGGAAGTTCTTAGCTGTCTCTTTCAGTTCGTCAGGAATATAGCTTTCCTGCATGTAGTTTCTGAACTTAGGAGGGTTATGCTCAAGTTTCTTCATCACCATGTCGATGACAGTACCTTCTTCCGTAGAGCCGTAGTGCTTCTTGAGTTTCTCACCAATGGATAGGAAGAATCCTTTTTCACCTTCACTAGGTGAGTTATCAAGGGTAGTTGCCCAATCATCCTTAACTTCAGGTTTAGGAGTGGATTCAGTAACACCTAGCTTCTTCATGAATGCATCAAGTGCTTCATCTTTTGCCTCAGCAGAATCAAAGGTAGTGTTCTTCAGCTTTAGCCACTCTTGGCCCAGTTCTTTAGAACCGTTCAGCTTAGGTGCAATCTCGGCTTGAATCGCAGATGCTTCTTCACGGGTCAGCTTGTTTGAAGTTGAACCAAACAAAGATAATTGGTTAGGGTCGACAGGAGTAATGACCTCATCATTGGTACTCGGCACAGGAGCAGGAGCCACAGGCGGAACCAAGACAAACTCATCCGTTGGGTTATCAAACTCTTTAGCTAACTCTGCCTCTGTGTAAAGGTCAGTGTTCTCACGAGTGTATTGGCCAACATCACCATTGTTGTACTGAGTCGTTACAGTATTAGTATGGTCAGTGATAATCTTCACACGCCCATTAGACTGCTTAGCAACACCTTCCATGTACTTAACAAATTGCTCAAGAGTTGCATTTTCACCTAAGTGCTTCTCAAGGCTATTCTTCTCGTTCAGCATCTTCACAGTGTTTGCTTGCATCTCAGGGGTAGCACCTTCTAGAGAAGCTTTCAGCATCTCAAGGACTGCATCCATGATTGAGTAGTCAGACATCAGCTCCATGAAGATACGGTTGTACTCTTCAGTGTTACCGTTCATCTGGGCTAGCTTAAAGATACTCGCATCATGTATGTTAACCATTTCAGCAATACGCATTAACAATGCCTGAACAGAAGCATCCAGAGATTGAACCATAATGGCACCAGCAGAAACTCCCGGGTCTTTTACCTTATCAGAGTAAGTTGCAGTCTCTACTGAACCAGTTTCACCCATAGGCATAGCCAGTTTTACTTGGTCAGATTTGTTCTTAGTAGTGTCTTTAGACTTCTCACCTTTTGCTATCCAGATACCATCCTTCAGACGGTCATCACCTAATGCATGACGGACCATAGGAGATTTAGCTGATAAGGATTCTTTCACCTCTTTCGCTTCGTCTACCGATAGCCAGTCTTTACCTAGTTCTTTCATCTTAGCTTGACGGGCTGTCTCAAGCTGTTGAGCATAGATGTCAGTAGCGATACGGGTTGCTTGGATAACGACATCCACTGTGTCACGTTGGTTGCCATACTTCTCTGTAAAGGCTCCATCTACAGCAGCGCCATAAGTCACATCCACAGCAGCAGCGATTACATCCCAAGTCGTATCATCCACAGTAGTCTCAAGCACATCATCTGCTAACTTGAATTCCCATGGTTTCAACTCACCCTCTACAAATGACTCAACACCAAAGATGTTGGTTAGGTTCACTGCAGACTCAATATCTTTGAGAGCAACCTCTCTAGCCTTACCTTCCAGTCGGTTTGCTTCCTCGAGTGCAGTAGTGACAGCTCCGGTAATCTTACTGGCAATAGACGTCTTGATAGACTTAATAGATGAACCATAGTTAGCAATCATCAATGGGTCTTTAGAGAAATCACGGATAAGGGCAAGGATTTCATCATTAAGAGTGACGAACTCACCATTCTTAATGAAGCCTTTACCTAGGAAGAACTGCAAGCCTTTGGCTGCTTGAGTATGTAACTCACGAGGGATACGAAGTCCCTTGGTAACATACTTGCCCTGCTTGTTCTTATACCCATTAATTACTGGTTCCTGCTTCACTTCGAAATCAGCAGTAACTACCTCTACCTTAGCTCCACCTAAACCTTTCACTAATCCTTTCTGGTTCAAGTTAGTAATGGTAGTGAAGAAGTTCAGTTCAGGAAGAATGTTATCCTCTGATGCAGGGTAATCTTCAGGTTTCTTAAGACGGTTCGTTACAGCATCGCCAAAGTCCACATAGGAATCTTTGTTGCCATCGGTATTAGAGAACTGGCCAAAGGTATCGAAGTTACCATTCACGAATACACCAACACGCGCTAGACGTTCACGGTAATCATCGAAAGAGTCAGCACCGGCATACTGAAGTAGTGCAATTGCAATACCATTGGTAATACCATCGTTCTCTTTAACTAGGTTTACTGTGAATGCTTTGTCTGCATCGTATTTACTCAATGCAATCAAACCTTCAAGCTTGTGCATTGAGCTTGCAAAGCCCTGTACAGCTTCTTTACCTTCACCCTCTAGTTTGCCTGACTTGATCGCTTCAACCGCTTTAGCGTACTTACCAGACTTCACTAGCTCATTGAACGCCTGAGTAACCGCTACGTCAGAAGATTTATCCACACCTTTACCTTGTGTAGAATCCTCATCCAATGCTTCCATTACAGCCTTCATGTAAGCAGTACGTAGTGCAGGGCTATCAATCTCAACCTCAGCACCTTTCAGCTTAAACAAGTGACGAACCAGTTTAGAGTTCTGTACATTGCCTAGTGTACCCAACATGGTCATACGTTTGTTTCGCTTAGATGCTTGCATAGGGAAACGTACATACTTTGAACCAGCTTCATTCATCTGACGCACCAGCTCTTTAAGGCCATCAACTTCACGTTTGATGTTCTCGCGGATAGAGGTATTACGGTCACGATTATTAACGTGAGCTTCCTCATCAGGAGTAACAGTATCTACTAAGGCTAATTGAGCTTCTTCATCAAACTGAGAGAATAAATCCCATCCTGCATTATCTAGCTCGTACTCAAGGTTCTGGTTCTTATTCATAGCCTCAGCTTGAGTAGAAGACATGTTAGGGTCTTCGGTATGGTCTTTCATCTCTTGTCCATCAAAGACAGGAGGAACGATTGCAGACTCAGCACCAAAGAAGTCACGAATCAAGGAAACATTACGTGCACCGCGGATACCATTGTCAGCAAGAGTAGTCAGCCTACGGGTACCATCCTCTGGTTGAGTCTTATTCAGCTTCATCTTCACAGTAGGAATTGCAGTATTAAACTCGCCTACAATACCTTTCTCTTTGGCCGCTTTCTTAGCCTCATCAGGATTACTTGAATCAGACACAAACGAAAACACAGTGTTGCCTTTAGCATCCACCATACGGTGAGCATAGTGTTGCTCTAGGATTGGACCTGACTTCTCCATAGCAGAAGATAAGGCTGCAATACCTAAGTTAGAGGCCATTTGCTTAGTGATGTTCTCGTTAGCTGTACCTTTAGGTGTTAACCCCATGGTAGCCATGATATGACGACCTACTTGCTCAATCACATAAGTACGGGCAATACCTGCTTCACGTAAGTTCTCATCCGCACCAACCACATTATATGACTCAGGGTTCTCCCCAATTAACTTGGCAACACCACGGTCATCATTCCTGAAAGTCTTATGCGCAGAGGTAGCCATCCAATCAGCAAAACCTGTTGCAATCGCAGAGGCTACGCTAGGGATAAACTTACCATCCACAATGAACTCATCTAGGTAGTCATTGATGTATTCACGGTTAAACTTCTCGCCTTCTGCTTTAGCCTTTTCACGTGCTTTCAAAGTATGGTTTAAGTGGTTTTCAAACTTACCTAAGTAAGTAGCGAACGCATTTAAATCATCCTTATCGGTCTGGCTCAGGTTACGGGTTAGGTGAGTGTAGATATCTGTCTTTTCATTAGACAACTTCTGAACCAGTGAATTCTCAGTATGGAGTAGGCCAATCTGACGCTTAACGAATCGGAATGACTTAGACAGGAAAGGAGACCTTTCAATCACATTCTGATAAGTACGGTTAGATGGCGTAGTAGTTACTGCTTTCGTCTCAGAATTCGCTGTGGTGACTTGAGCATTAGTGACTCCCAGTGTATTGAATAACTCTACAGCGTTGTTATACGTGCCTTGAGTGCCTTCAGAGAATGCATTCAGTTCTGTATCAACCACGGTATTGTATTGAGCATTAATGTCAGCATCATCCAAAGCATCAGGAGTCTGGCTAACATAATCTTTAATAGACTGAACCAGTTCATTGTACTTCTTGAACTGTGCTTCACTACTAAGCTCCTTCTGTGAAGGTTGCTCAGGGATATGGCCTTCAGTAGCTTCTACTTTAGAGGCATCTAGCTCATTCTCTTTAACAGAGTAAGCACTCTCTACGTTCTCTTTAACTCCGAACTTATCCAGAGTCTCACGCAGACCATCAGCACCTAAGGCAGAGGTTAACTCAACGAAGGTATCATCAATCAGGGTATTTGCATCATTCAGTTCTTTACGGACTTCAGGGGTAAGGTTCTTCTTACCTTCAATCGCTTCAACTGTTTTGAATGCTTCTTCCACTGCATCAATCTTAGACTTGGTAACACCTGCTTTACGTAGCTTGAAGCGTACCTGTTCCATCCCCTCAGGGCTTTCTTTAAGATTGAATAGAGTTGCACGGACTTCTTGTACAATCGCCTTACGTTGCTTTCTAGGAAGCGTTACTTGGCTTTCTACATCAGGAGCAGTATTGGTATCAATATTCAGCTTCTGCTTAACCTTAGAGGTTGCAGACTGTTGGAAGTCTTTAAACTCAGGTAGGCTCTTTTCTAACGTATCGGTGTAAGCATCTTGAACCAGTTTAATAGCATTCGCTTCATCTTTGATTAAGGCCATAGTTGCATCAGGAATCTTATTCCCATCAGCGAACTTACCTGTCTGAATCTTCTTCTGCTGTGAGGCACCAAATCCAGTAAGTTGACGCAGTAGACGTGAAGCACGTTGTGGGTCTTTCTCAGTAACCACAGTACTCAGGGCATCCACATATTCCATTAAACCAGTGAAACCTTCACCGCCGCCTACTACTTCATCATGAACTTCTTCTGCAGACTTCAAGCGCTTACCAATAGGAGACTCTGGTTTGCTAATAGCATCCAATAGTTTCTTCTGGTTCGTAGTAAGATGCTTTGAACCTTTTAACACCTGTGCATTATCTGCATTGCCTGTAGCAACGGTATTAACGAAAGCACCTTGGGTATCCGCTGAATTAGCCTTTTCTGGTTCAGCTACTACTTTAGCAGTAGTCTCAGCCGTCTTCTTGATTGCCTCAGCGTTTGCCTTTTGAGCACGTGCTTTTAGGGCATCTATCTTGGTTCCAAGTTCTGCAGATTCTTCAGGAGTTAAATCACCTGAGTTCTGCTTCTCACGTAGAGCAACCAGTGAGGTTACAACCTTAGGCATATTCTTAACTAGGTCTTCGTCTGAAGCATTCTCGAATTCTTCAAATACAGACTCAGGAGATTCTTTAGCCTTATCATACTCAGCTACCGTCTCATCCTCCTCCTTTGCCTTAGCTTGTTGTTCTTTAATCGCCTTTTGTTGTACAACTTTCTCTGCTCCCTTAGTGATTGTCTCACCTGCCTTTTGAAGGCCTCCTACAGCACCTGAGGTCACTGCACCAGATAGACCACCTGCTACTGCACCGGCACCTGCATTTGTACCTACGTCTTCTAGGATGTCCTGCGAAGCATCACCCTCTTTTACTTGGATGTTGCTAACAAGCTGACCTGCACCAGATTGAATTGTTTCTTCTACTGTCTCAGTAACACCGGCTTTGACTGCATCCTTCACTACCGATTTCTTACCTTGCTTCACTAGGGATTGGGCAAAGGTATCTGATGCACCAGAAGCTTTACCTACTAGGGCAGCCACTGAACCAGAGATAAGAAATGTGTCGGCAGTACCAGACTTAACGAACTCATCCTTCGCTTTATCAAAGTCACCATCGTTCTCTTTCAAGTATTCTTGGAAGTCTGGAGATTCACGTAGAGTTTCTTCAGGGATTTCATTCAAAGCATCACGGGTTTGCAATGCGTTGTTAGCCCCCTCAGAAGCACCTGTGTAAGCCGTACCTACTGAACTTGATGCAGTTAGAGCTGCTTGGTTTGCTTTAGCTTCTATAGCTTCTTGGACATACTTCTTCTTAAGGGTATCGCCTAGCTTTTTCTTAGCCGCTGATTTCACTGCACCTTTAGCTACAGCACCTGCTACACCACCAGACGCTACCATAGTCAGTAGTGATTCTGAGCTCTGTACAGCCTCTGAAGCTGCTGCTCTAGGATTAACTATGTAATCGCCCACTGTACCGAAGAACTCATTCAGGGAGTCCATGGCAGACATATCACCATCACTCATCGCTTCAGCTTTACGAGCTTCCGCTCGAGCTAAGATATTGGCTTTAGCTGAAGCTAGGTCAGGGGAGTAAGTTTCTTGGGATGCTTGCATCTCTTGCTGTTGTTGCTTGGCATAATCCCAACCAACTCGTGAGAGTGTATCTGAACCAATTGCATCACCTGCGAGACCAAGAAGTGCTCCCCCTGTTTGGGGGAGTCGGTCACCGAAAGCAATACCTAGGTCAGTTCCTACATCCTCTAGAAAAGAGTTATTCTGACTTTGTTGGAAAGCGTTTTGCTGAACCAAGAAGTTCTGACGTTCTTCAAAAGAGGAATTAGGGTACAAGGCTTTGAACTGGTCAAAGCTTTGACTTAACTCTTGAGATGAGAATTTAGCTTGCTTGCTCTGTGCTGCTTTAGCCACAGAGTCAGCTTTAGAAACAGTAGTAGGGTTAAGTCCTACTGCCTCAAACATCCCAAGTGTGTTTTTTACTGCCATAAGTTTGTTCCCTAGCTTATTAGTATGTGCCTATCTTACCTGAAACAATTCCAGAAAGAGCCCTGTTTTTTATCATATCTGCTGTATATTCAGTCTCTAGTTGACGCTTCTTGTCAACTTTGCTACTCATTTGGTTAAATTCGTTGTATGCCTTCTTCAAGGCACGAACCATATTAACATTATCAATGCGGCCAAACTTAGCACTGAACAAAGATGCCTCGCCTACGGCACCAAGTTCTATTGCACGAGCTAATAAAAACTCTTGATGCTGAGGAGATACATCTTCAAGACCTGCATCTTTAAGCAAACTATCCTTAGAGTTAGAGATTTCACTGAGTACCTCACGCTGCTTCTCTGCATCTTCAAAGCCTGCATTCTTCAACGCTTGGTTCACAACGTTAGCCCCCGCTACATTAGGGTCTTTCTGGTACGCTTCATACTTATTCAGTAGCTCTTGGGAAGTGCCTCCAACTATCTTCTGAAGCTCAGACTCATACTTAGAAGTCAGCGCTTGTTCACGGTTAGCTAGGCCAGTCACTTGTGATTGGGTAGGAGCCACACCTTGAGCCATAGCAGTAATGCTGTTCTGGATGTTTGCCAATGCAGAAGGATTCACATCGTTGCTAGAGTCGTTGTCAGAGTTCAGTTTAAGGATACGTTGCTCAATGCTTGCCTTAAGCTCATTCTGCTTCTCCTGAAGCGTCTGGAAGCCTGTTAGAGCATCTGCCTGTTCCTTGGTTGCATTCTCTGTTGCTACCAAGTTACCTGCTTCATCCATTGAGTAGATACCGTTTTGAACGCCTGCTTGGATACCTTGCTGAGCACCACGATATTGGTCAAAGGCACCTTGGACTTCCTGTAAGGAGTTCAACGCAAACAAGTTACTATTATTGTCTTTGACTTTTGTCAGTGCTTTATCCGCTAGAGCATTATCAAACTTAGTCTGAGCACGAGTTTCACTCTTCAAGGCTAAGTTATTTGCAATACTGTCTTGCTCACGATCATACCGAGTCTGCTCTGCTTGAATGGCCTCCTGCCGTGCCATTGCTTCACGCTGTGCAGGAGCATTAATTGAACCAAGAAGATTCCCTAGCCCTTGGCTAATCATCTGTTGGTAGTTACCTGCATTCCAATTACCTTCGGTCATTAAATCAGGCCATGCACCGAACTGGTCACGGTTGTATTTATTCTCCTGACGTTTAATCAGGATATCCGTTAAGTCTGCCATAGTTATGCCCTTTTATTCTGCTCAGTGATTGCTCGACGATGACGTAGGTTCTCTTCGTACTCATCACGTTGTAAGTCAATAGATTGCTGGCTCTGGTCCAGACGGGTATCCATTTGGTCGAGGCCGGTGAACATACCATAGGCACCTAGACCAAGCTGAGCGGTTGCTGCTAAGCCTGAGTAGATATCTTTCGATGACATATCACCAAGGCCAAACATATCCATCCAAGAGCCTCCAGAGGGATTCTGGTTCACAGGCATATTACTAATACCGCCATTAACATCTAGAGTAATTCCCGAACCCATAGAAGTACCTGCATCCAAATTAATGCCTGAACCTATACCGGTGTTTTGGGTAGGAGCAAACATATCGAATGCTATATTAGGTTGATTCAATGTAGGCATCTCCAAGACGGGCGATTGCATAGGGGTTTGTACCGAAGGCTGAACTGCAGGTACGCCTGTAAGCATTGGAGCAGTGACATCTGAACCAGTTACTGTATCCACACTTAACTCTTGAGGATTCTCCCCATTCAGTACTGCACGTCTGCCAATGGCTTCTTCAAGTGACATACTTGAGTCACCAAAGTTCAAGTTCTGTTGCATCATGCGAGGGTCAAATACCTTACCTGAGCTACGTACATTAGAAGGCATGTTCTCTACCGTACTGAAGTTGCCATTGAATACATCAGGCTGTCCAGAGAAGGTAGGTTGGTTCTGTAACGTCATAGGGGCTACGTTAAACATCTGAGTAGGCCCACTTGTTACTTGGTTCATAGGTAGGGCACTGTAGTCTTTAAAGATACTTTGCCAATGCTCTGTAGGGGTAGTCCCATACGTATTGTAGATGTTGTTAACCATCGTTACTCCTTAGTAAACGTCTAGGCGAATAGTGCTGTTAGGTAAATCATTGTACTGAGACATTTTAGTAAAATGCTCAGTGGTTTTGGTCAATAACAGAGGTTTATCTATTTCCCAACGAGTCTGGCTAACAAAGCTAGATGCAGACATAATGTTAAACGGGTCATTAGAAATCATGTTAGTCACTAGATTAACATCAATTGCTTGTTGCATCTCCTCTTCATACTGGGCATCTAATAACTCAGTGAGCTCTTCTTGTTGTTCAGTTAAGCTTGCCAGTTCAGCCTCAAAGTCCAAAGACTTCAATCCGGTATATAGATTCATTGTTGCATTGGCAATACTGGATATGTTTGGAGCTGTTGCCGCTATTGCTAAAGCACCATCAGAGAAGCCTACACCTACGCCGAATACAGTTACCAGAGCTGTCACCAATAAAGCCAACTCTTCGCCAAATACATCTTGTACTAATACAGTGAGTAGAGGTTGAAGGAGGATGGCCACAATAACATTCTGGATAATTAAACCTGCAGTCACCGCAGTCATAATCGCTGCACCAGCTTGCCATTGTTGGAAGATAACCGAGATGGCTACTGCTACCACTAAGGCAAATATCCTCCCAAAGCCTGTCTGGTACCATTTAACCTTGTAAGAGTACTCATCATTCACATGCAAGCGTATCGCCTCATACAGGAGGTCATGGGAGCGTATGGCACCCATTTGCTTACAGATATCCCTACGTAAAGGGATAATGAATACTTCACCATTCTCAGGGTCATCAGGATCACCGAAAGCATTATCGCAGTCCTTAGATACCCAGTTATTACCTGTCACTAAGTTACGGTACACCAAACCCCGAACCAGATAAGTTAAACGTTGGGTAGATGAGAACTGGTAGCTCACCTTAACCCCACTTGTGGACTCTACCCAGTCACCATGGTCAATACGTCCAGTGTTAGAAACATACTGAACCAGATAAGTACCTTTCTTTCCTGTCTCATTAGTGACTTCATGGTTGATGTAATCCCAAGCAACGGTGGCATGGTACTGAGAGTCCTTGATAGTTACTGTAGTACTTGGTGGCATCTCAGAAGTTTCTTGGTTCTCTTTCCAGTAAAGGTAGTCTGCTTCACTCCCTTTGGTTTCCCCATACATGTGCTGAAAGTATCGGAACAGGTATTCATTGGTTCGTTGTGTATTTGCACTGATGGATGTACCCATGACGACATACATGTCCTCAGGAGGGTTGGAGGAGTCTTCCTCCTGTTGTGAATCGATATCCTCATATAAGGTATCAACATCTAAATCAAGGAACCTGCAGGCCTTACGGATGTCTGAGGCATGCTCATAACCTTCTTGGGCAGCAAGGTTCACATTATTCAGACGGACAGGGATGATAGGATAATAAGGAGAGACTTGCTCTATCTTATCTAACGTCAATGTAGGGTATGTGCCTGTGCCTTCATTATAAATCCACTCAAGCTCTGAACCAGTAATGTTAAGCCGGGAGTCGAGTAAATAGTACTTAACCGTGTACACGTAGTTACCTATACCATCTGGTTCAATAAGGACACTGCTCACATAGACAGGTTTACCTTCGACGCTTTCTAATACCGTCTTACAATTAGACTTGGCCATGGCAGAAGTATGTGAGGACTCCCCTTCGGGAAGCCCCCAGTGATAGTTACCATTCTTCGCATAGTTATAGAACTGGTTTGCTTTGAACAGTATCCCATTAACAATGTTAGCGGTGATGTCTGAACCAATATTCCTGTTATTAATAACTGCTGACGCTACGGTCTGTTTAGTAAGCGGAGGCATATCTTCATACAGCGGTGTTGCATAGCAACTGTACACGTGTTTTGTCTTAGAACTAAACAATCCCATGATATACCTCCTAAGGTTATTCTACTCCGTTGAGTAGCTTGTTAAGCGTTGCATTAGAGTTAGAAGAACTGAATCCCCATGCATCATTATCCATGCCCTCAGCTTCTGTTGAGTACATTACAGAGAAGATATCTGAGTAAATCTTAGAGGCTTTCTGCTCAGCATCACGTAGGAAAGATTCCTTCTGAGTGTACTTAAGATTCATCTCGTAACCTACTAGGCCACCAGTATCTGTATGAGTACCTGTGGTTTGCTTCTGTTCAGTAATCTTCTTCTGAGCCAGTACATCAATCTCAGCCATAGTCTTATCGTAAGCAGCCTTAGCAGTACCACCAGTAGGATTGGTAGTCTTAGTACCTTCCGACTTGATTTGCTCATCCACAAGAGTCTCTTGTTTACCTACCAATTCAGTCTGAGCATTCACTTGTGAAATCTGTGCAGTAAGTACTTCAATCTGTTTGGCTGCCTGAGTGACCTGAGAGGTCAGTATCTCAGTCTGCTTAGGTAAGGTGATATCAAGGTTGTATTGTGCTGTCTGGTTCGCCAGTTCCAACTGAGCCTTCTGTAGCTCCAATAACTCATTCTGTTTATTGGATTGAAGGAGTTGGTCTTTGGCGAGCTTGACCTGTTCATTAGTAAGTTCACGGGAGAGTACAAATTGAAGTGCGGTCTGCAGGTTTGCCTGCATCATGCCCATATAGGCATTGGTGTACTCCTTACCAACGATTCGTCCTGCTTTGAATTCATGCTTGAGGTGAGATTCACTGGTTCGCATTAGCTCATCATAGAGTCCTGCCCCCGTCTTCTCACCGCCTGTTAACTGTCTTTTCGTTATTGCCATATTCTATACCTATAAAAAAAGGAGCCTCTCAGCTCCTTAGTATACGTTGATTTGATTCAGATTAAATACTGTTACGCTTAATCTGAGATTCCTTCAATTCTGCCAACTCTTGGGGAGTTAGTGGTTCAAGCATTTCAATTTGAAACTCTTTACGCATCTTACGCACCGGAATCTTCTTGCCATCAATACCTTTCTCATGCACCACAACGCAGTACTGACGTTCTTTAAGTAGGTTAAGGATAGCGTTCTCTACGTGAGTCTCTTGCTCGAATGGTACGAAGCGGGAGATGGTTTTAACCACTCGGTTACCTGTACGAACGAATTCGCCTTCTGAGTCCTTCTTAGAAGGGTTCAGGTTAGTGATAACACAACGAATAAGCTTAGTAGCTTGCTTACGTAGTTCTTGATGCTTGTTTGACGGACCACCTGCTACCGCTTCAGTAGGGGTTTCAAGCTTCGCATTCACTTTTTCACGTAGCTTTTCAACACCAATGTTAGGTGAGTATTTAATACCCATTAGGTCAGCACGTTCTTTCAGTGAATCTAGTTCATTTGTTTCAATTGTATCTGTCATTATTAGTTCCTTGGATACGTGGGGCGTTAAGTAACAGTAAGAGTTTACTTGGTTCGATATGTATAGGCAAGTTACTGATCTAATACATGAGTGTACCTCCAGTAATAGTTCCCTGCTTTATTACGAGTTCCCCTACATACCTTAAGAATACTTGATGAATCTACCCCTAATGCATCTCCTGCAGCCTTAGCAGAAACATAGGTATTTATAAGTTCATCTGTCTCTAGGTCGTACTGTGATACTTCTTTGCGGTTAGGGAGTGAATAGTTCAGTGATGCAGGTATCCATCTGCAGTTGTCTGGTTCATAGTTGCCCGATGAATCGATGCGATCAATGGTAAGCCCCTCATCAGGAGTGTATCCATTGGCAATCGACCACTCATAGAATTCTTCATACGAAGGGAATAGTTGCTGCACTCCTTTACCTCCATAACGACAGTAACCAGACGCTTTAGGATTGTTACATCTCTGGTTCATAGCATCCCATACATGGTAATGCTTGGTATGGGACTGTTTATGGGCCTTATTCCGACAACCATAACAACGCCTAACTGTCCTATGGTTCCCTTTTTGTATTTCAAAGTCTTCCTCACAAATAGGACAATTGACCGTGTAGTAATATTTGAATATAGGTTTACCTGAGGCATAGGTACCCCCGCTCTCTTTACGTTCTTCCTTTAATATCTCAAGCATAAAAAAGCCCTTACTGGTTAGAGTAAGGGCAATATTAAGTTAAGTCTTGAACTAAGTCAAGATGAAACAGTTTTGATTAAGCACGGGCTACGGTCTTCACAAGCCCTAATCTTTCTGGGCGCATGATTAGCGTACCGTACCAGAACTTGATAGACATGAAGCCAATCTCGCCAAACGGGTCATGTGCACCGTAAGATACATCATCGCCCGGGAAGCTGTGCTTAATCTTGAACTTCGTAGACTTACCATCAGTTTGGAAACCGATAGTTGAGAACGAACCAGCACCAACTACTAGCATTGGGAATACATCGTACTTAGCACCAGTTGCTTGGTAGCCTGCGTTAGCACCAGTCTCGGCCGCACCTGCACCTTCCCACTTCTGCATCTCAGGAACCTGAACGATACGGAACTCACCAACTTTACCAATTTCACCATTGATAGAGTTAACACCTGCAACACCAGAGTGTGCGTAGTGCTCAACACCTACAAACGCAGGGTTACCGTGGTGGTCAGTCATACGTGATAGAGTAGCAACCATATCTGAACCAACGTACATGTACATTGCAGAGTTAACTACACGCGTATCTACAAGACGTGAACCAACGATTACTTTAGTTTGCTTAGGAGTACGGTTGTCGAACATGTCTTTAGCAAGACGCTGTAGGTCATCGTAAGTTACTTCTGAGACTTCTGAACCTTCACCAGTGATCTCTGAGGTCTGAGTTGCAACACCTGCAAACTTAACAACACCTGCACCGTTCAATAGGTCCATCTGGATAAGGTCTTCTTGAAGCTCGTTAGCAGCCTTGATTACTTCACCAGACAAGTGGCCGTATAGCTCGTTGTCAGTATCGAAGTCTAAAGCGTCTTTAGAGAATTCAGTGAAGAAACCAATCTTAGTCATCTCTGCTTCGATTACTTTACGAGAAGCACCGATACGGTTAGCACGACCACCAGTTTCACCTAGTAGAGGGATTTTGCCAGAGATGGTTGTAACGTCTTTAGATGAACCATAAAGGTTACCATCAGTGATTGTAGCGCCTGATGCATCGATACCTTGGTCATTGACGTTCTCGTCAGACAGGATTGGAAGGTAGTGGTACATAGACAGCTTCTTGCCCATGTGCTTAGGCATGTTCTTAGTATCTGAAAGCTGACCGAAGTAAGTTTCTTTAGCTTCTTCAACTAGCGCCTTCTTGTGCCAGTATTCAGTGTTAATCTGACGACCGCCTGAACCAGCATCGATATCAGAATTGGTACCACCTGCAGGGTCGTTATAACGGATTTGAGTAGTATCATTTAGAGCCATAGTAATCTGTTCCTATACATTAAGATTATTGATTTTTAGGAAGTCCTCGTCGGACATCGCTAATGGGTTTACTTCTTGCTTCTTCGCTGTGCGAGTCGGCTTAGGGGTAGCCACAGCTTTGCGCTTCTTAGCACGTGCTGTGTCTTGGGGCTTAACTTTCGTAGTAGCTACTGGCTTAGGTTGTTCAGGGGCAAGTCTGCCTTCCTGCATAAGTCGAGCACCTACAAACTTATAAGCTTCAAAATCAGATTTACCACTTAGACCACCAAACATGCGAGCACGTTCTACTTCAGCGTTAATCTTATCGAAGATGCCTAATTGCATTTGTTCGTTAATTGCCGCTATCTGTTGTGGGTTTTTAGTGAGTTCTTCTTGACTACTCGCATCCCATTGGTTCCCTACTAAATCAATACACTTAGCGTAAGTAGGTGTGCTCGATATTGCTTCGAGTACCTCTTCAACCTGCATTGCTTGCTGTGAAACTTGGTGATTGTTAGGAGTATAGCCTTCCACTTCATCTGTATTAATATCCAATGGGTCAAGCTCAGCATCTTTAACTAGCTTTGCAATCGCCTTAGGGTCTTTATGGCTTAGGTCGATAAGGTAATTAAGTTTGCCCTCATCTAGTAAACCTTCTTTCTCAAGTGTCTTGAGCATTTTCAAGTTAGGCTGTAGGGCTTGCATCTTCTTAGTGAAGTTCGCCCCCATCTGCATTAACGTGATAGCTTCATCAACATTTTGGACTTGGATTTCTTTACCATTCGCCTTGAAGGGCTGAAGGACTCGAGCCAGTTCATCTGAACCAGAAGGATTAGTATCTGATACGTCCTGATCTGCTTCATCTGATTCTGGTGCCTCGGATTCTTCATCATCAACTTCTTCAGTCTCTGGTGTACCCTCAGTCTCAGTTTCATCTTCTTCTGGTTCAGTATGCTCTGGTTCAGAAGATTCTTCAAGTACTTCCTCCCCCGTAGGGGAGGTCGCTTCTTCTTGGAGTTCTTCAGTTGAACCAGATGCTTCTTCAGTAGTCTCGTAGTTCTCTCCCATCTCTAGGAAAGCTTCGTCACTCATATTCAAAACATCTGACATAACATTACTCCTCGTCTTGTTCAGCTAGGATAACATCACGCTCAACTTCAGCATTTGATAGTTTGCCATCTGCTTGACCACCCATTGCATGTACTGCACGAATGAAGTGCTGTGCTTCGCTGATTGCATCTAGCTTACGTGTGTTGGCTGCAATAAGTTCTTCACGAGAACGCATCTCAGGAAGAGCACGTTGAGCTACTAGGTTCTGAGCAAAGTCTTTGAAGTATGCAGTCTCGAATACTTTTTTGAAATCACGGTTCTTCTCTAAGCGAACTAGAGCATCACGAAGAGAGATGTCGTCTTTGTATTTCTGAATGTCTGCATCAATGTTACGTACTTGGTTTGTCATTTAAGTTTCCTCTTTAAGAGACTTGTTGGGGTTGATTGGTTTCTTGAGCAAGGTCAGCTTTCAAGATTTCTAAGGCCATGTTGCCACGGGCTTGAGATTGGTCTTGTTCCATGTCCCTTGCATGAGCCACACCAGATTGCTGTTCTAAGAACGATAAGTCTTTCTGGTCAGTGTCTGATTGTATGTTACCTGTTTTCGCACCTGCTTCGCCAGCTTTAGCCATGTCTAATTGCGCAGAAGTTTGCAGTTTTTGCGTTTTAGCTTGTAATTCAGCTAATTCTAGCTCTAATTTTGCAACTTCAAGGCGTTTAAGCATCTCTGCATGTGGGTCAGGTTGTGGGGCGAAGTCAGAGATACGTTCACTTAACTGAGGCATCTTACGAAGCCTTGCAATGTCCGCTAACACGATTTGGCTCAACTCGAAGGGCATTGTGTTACCTAGAGTCTGAAGCATGAAGGAAAGCTCCTGAGCCTTCGTAGCGTCCTCTTCTGCAGTCGCAATAGTCACTTCAACATCGTAGTTACCTTTCAGCTCTTCTCTACGAATAGCCACAAACTCATCATCGGTAACTCGGATGATTTCTTCATCAGACAAGAATTCACCATTCATGGCAATCATCTTGGCCCCAATCCTTTGCATAGCTCGTCCGAACCTGCGAAGTATACCTGTCTCACGTTTGGTCGCTGCATCCAGTACACCACGGTCAGCAGTCGCTGTACCGGCACTAGAATCAGTTGCACCAAATGGACGTACACCAGTCATGTTGTTAGCATCCATCTCTTGCATATTAAGCATGAGAGATACTGAGTTAGGAATCTCAGGGTAACTATGTTCAATGACACCTTGGGCAGGACTCACCATAGGGTTGAATGTGTAGTTCTCACCTGCTTCGTATTTACGAAGGTTAGTAGTATCAAGCAAGTCATCACGAATACCTTTCTGTGCATTAGCAGAACGAGCCATAAGGTCAATAGCACCACGAGTCACTGCACCAATGATAGCTTGGTTATCTTTCAGTAATGCTGAGTCTGCTGTACCGTACACTTGCTTACGTCTAGGAAGGTATTGAACACTTTCAAAAGGAATCTTTTTATCAGGGTATGGGTTCTCTTCCATACGGATAAGAGTGTCGTTTACCCACGTTGCTACGAATGGGGTAGTAACACCTGAACCATCAACATCCCAGAATCCCCAGTATTCGTAGGCCACGAACTTCACTCGAGAATCGTCTTTAAAGTTGAATGACTCATCCCCTGATACTTCATGGTCAGGAGCATTAAGAATTGAACCAGTATCTACTTTAATCTTATCTACATCGAAGTAGTGTTCATGTAGGTTGAGGTCAGCTTTAGAAGTCTCAAAGGAGTAGATAGCGAAATTAGCTTTGTCTAAGTCGCCTTGGCATAGAGGGTCAATATAGAGGTTGGCTGAGTTACATACTTCCAATGTAGGTTGGTTCACTAGAGGAAGAGCTTCTACCTCAATGGTCTCTTTGAATACTGGATAAACAGGTTTTTGTAATTGAACCGTAAGTCTGAGGGCTTCTTGAATATGTTCAGGGACATGTGCCTTATAAGCATAAGGGTCACTTTGTTGAACCACTGCTGCTTTCTGTAACTCTTCTACCTGAGCTTGAGAAGTTGCAGGGAAATAGTCATAGATATTCTTAGGTTCCATACCACCAGCAACGGTCTCCCATCCTACTCGGATGAATGCAGTACCTTCATCTACACCGGTACGTACCAACTCGTCTACAAAGCCTACCTTATCGATTTGGTTGTTCCATTGATAATTCAATAGGACTTCATTCTGATGCGCAGACTCTTTATCTTGAGCTGTTCTTGGTTTAAGACGGTAAACGTCTTGGTTAGCTAGAAACGCTTCTGAGAGGGCAGCATAACGCCATTCAGCATGTTTACGTGCAACCTGTGGGTGAACGTCACTAAAGCCCTTACGGGTCTTCTTACGAGCCGAACCAGTAGCATTCAATATATCTAGTGAGACTCTACGTTCATTCATGGCGATATCATGTGAACCTTTCGAGTCTTCGAAGTTCTGGTTTAATTCTGCAAGAGTTGGAGCTTTGCTCCACCCCTCAGGTATGTTGCTAGTAGTGGCCATTTATTCCTGCTCCTGTACCTTATGATTGGCAATCAATGTTGCTAGGTCAATTGAACCAGTAAGGGTACCATCAATCAACACTTCCGTGCCTTCAGTGAATTCATCATCTTGTTTGATATCAATTAAGTATTGCCCTTCTTGTAAGATAAAAGAATAGGCTCCTGTTGTTTTGTCTGTAACTTTTGTTGCTTCTGAACCAAATGGAGTGTGCTCACTATTTATAGTAACTACTCTAATTGGGGTACTAGTCATCGGCAATCCCATAGGGTCTGGAAGAATGCCTTCTACTGTAATGCTCATATTAATACCTTACCCATCTCTAAGAAGTAAATCCATTGTACTGCAAAAGCTATTCTATCGGGAGTATTCCCTCGTAAATAACGAGTTAGGGTTCTTCTGGTTATCCCTAACCTGTTTGCAAGTACTTCCCTTGTCCACATCATATCCCTCATAACAGTGAGTAAAATTGTCTCATTATCCACCTTAATGCCCCTACTTTCCTTATGGTTAATGTGCACATTATAGGAGGTGCATTATGCAATCATTAAACACAGACATTGATTCAATTGGTGGGGGTGGTTTAGGAGGGTTTGGTAACAATCCTCTCTTATGGCTAATCACCCTAGGTTTCCTTAAGGATGGAACATTAGGGGGAAATAACAATCAAGGGGGAGTTCTTGCAGGAGAGGCACAGGCTAAACTTGACTGCTTACAGCAAGGACAAGAGGTATTACGAGCACAAGCTGCAGATAATAATATATCTGCTCAATTCAATAACCTCTCTAATGAGATACGTGCAGCATCCGTTGAATCACGTGACAGCCGAGACCTGACTACAGGACAGCTCACCACCTTGGCCCAATCACTTGCTTCATGTTGCTGTGACCTTAAAACAGGACAGCAGTCCATTAAAACAGATGTAGCTATGCAGACTGCTCAGTTACTTCAAGCCGGAACCAGTAACACTCAGGCTATATTGGATAAATTGTGCGAGAACCAAGCTGCAATTAAAGATGCTGAGATTCGCAGATTGCAGGATGCACTGCAGACTCAGACAATCATAGCTAACTGTAATGGTTCAAGTGGAGGCCATGACATTGATATCAATGTATTGGCTAGGGCTTTACAAGGACAAGCACAGGCTGCTTGAAGGGGTGACCCATGCAAAGGCTAACACCTGAAATAGTAAATAGTGCAGAGTCTGCGGAAGGGCATACCTTACCTGCTTTAGAAGGGGCTGTGTACTACTTTGCTTTAGTACATCACCAAGGCAAAAAGATACTCTGCCATCTTAATGAAGATAAGGTTTGGGTACCGGTAACCTATGACCAAATGGTTCAAATGATGTAATAAGAAAAGCCCTCATTAAGAGGGCTTGTTTAGTAGGTTACTTACCCGCAGAGGCAGCCTGTCCGTCAGAGTGCGCCACTGGGCCGTGAGGGGTAACTGTTGATGCGCAAGCTGACAATGTCATCACGCAAAGTACCATTAATAGTTTTTTCATAAAACGTACACCTTAGATTTACCTTTACTTATGATTACGCCTTCTTCATTTGCTTCATCTGCAAAATAATGAAGTGTATATAGTGTCATGTTTTCGTGGCGGTCAGGCACAAGGTTTGAAAATGTACCTGCTTCGATATGAGCTTTTAACTCGTCTAGCATTTCTTGCATTGTTATTTCCTCTGCGATTAATCGCCTAAATCCGTCCCAGCTTGGAATAACTGAGCGATATGGTGTGTGGATGATGAGCCAGATAATCTGGCAGTTGCCTCACTTCCTGAATAAGAAACCATACGTACCTGTATGTCCATATAGCCTGTGGCATTAGAGGCCACAGGAACTATAAACTGCACTATAGATCTATCGGTATCACTATTTGACCCAGTTGTGCTTTGGTTGTTTCCTCCTGAACTAACTTGCTTGCTGGTGATAGTGCCCCACGTGCCTGTAACCCTAGCCTCTGCTACGCAAAAGTGACTACCTGTAGACGGTCCTTCTCTTTTTGAGTAAGCAGAAAGCATTACACTGATTAGCAGAGTTCTATCCTTAGATTCTGCGCCTGAAACCCTCACCCTGTCAAACGTAGTCCAAGATGTGCTGGTGGATGTCGTATCACTAGCTGAGTATCGTCTAGCTGTTACCACATCCCCTGATATCTTATTGGCGTAAATGGTACCAGAGAACGTACCGTCAGCCGCACTTAGCGAACCTTTAAAATAGGCATTACCTGCTGTGTCAATGTAGAACTCTTTGGAGTGGAACGAGCTACTGTCACCATTTCCATACAGTGTGATACCTCCTGCGGTATAACCTGACGTGTCTTTAGTGCCGGCATAAATACTATTTCCATCAATAGACCATCCACCTATCTGCCCAGACGTAGAGAACATCTTACCTGATTGATCGACTCTGAATGGGGCTGAAGCAGGGGTAACATGGCCTGCATAGATACGGTACGTACTGTCGATCCCATCTAAGGCACCAATGTTATTACCAGTACCTGCAATTATCTTAGCGGTAGCACTGATATGGTCTCCATTAATAGTATCTGCTTTAATCTTCTCAGCAACCACTGAACCATTAAACAAAGCATTACCATCTACTACCTGTACAAAGTCTTCCCACCCTGTATCTCCACGTAGCCATTGCATAGGGGTAGAAGTATTACCCTGCTGTATAGTCAGTACATCCCCTGATTGAGAATCCCTATCTACAACTTGAAAGTACCAAAACTCCACATGTGCTTCAGTTAAAACTGGTTCAATTGTTTTAACAAGATTCTGATAACCATTCCCTGAGTTGTACGCATCATCCCACTCGAGAACATAGCTTCCTGCCCCATGAGTACCTTGCTCGCCATCAACATACTCATACCCTTTACGGGGAGTAATGAGGGTAGGGTTAGTCCAGTTAGTAGTTAAGCTTGGGTCAAGGTCTTCAGGGATAGGTAACGGAGTACCAGCAGGGTATTTCACTAAACGCGAGCTTCGGTAGTAATCCCCGGTCACAAAATCATAATGCCAGTCTGAAGGTTCAGTATCTGGTTTGGTTACCCCTTGAGGTGAGTACATGTATTCTTCATACACCAACTCTCCATTATCACCATCTGCACCTGCTATTCTCGCAGGAGTTGACCAAGAGCCTTGGTACACACCATCTTTGACCAGACGTTCTATACGGTACAAATGTCCGTCCAGTAAGGTAGCATCCCATCCTGCAGGGTAATCTGCATCAGGGTCGTCCAGTACGTTATCGGCCTTGTATTTATAATCCCAATACAAAGTATCCCCTGCTTCTCCATCCTTTCCTGTAAGCAGATAAGGTTCACTCCATTGCCCTTCAGTACGTACTCCATCCACTATGGTTACCATACGATGCTTACGCCACACCACAGAGCCTTCAGGGATAGGATAAGGATTATCAATGCTGTCTATGTGCCAGATATTCTGGTCTTTCTCTTCTTGGCTCGCATAGGCATATTCATAGAATGCTGAATCACCTACCGGACCTTTGTAGTCATCTCCGTTGGTAAGCCTCAGTTGACCTGCCACAGTTACCACATCTGTTTTGGTATCTACAGATAAAGTACTGCCTACATTAAAGGTATCTACCTGTATATCTCTCTGAGAATAATCCTTAGTGACTTTAAGCCTATCAAAGGCTTCTACGTTCTCTACCACTACATTCTGCTCTAGGAGAGCTTCTACGAGCGTTGTGGCATCGATGTACTTCTTCTCGGTGATAACATCCGAACCAATAGAGGTTGTGGTGGTGGACTTAGCTTCCGTGTTATTGAGGGATTTACTGAGAGCCTCTGTAACGTCTCCTACGCTGTCTTGAGATGTAGTCGATACAGATTGATTCGTTAGTTCCTTACGTGTCTCTGAGCTTGTCTCTGATGCGTCCAGTCGAGTAGTTTGAACCGCAGTGACTTCGGCATTATCTGAGTAGACCTCTTGGCCAGATTTGATAGATACGTCTGTCGCTGACACTTCGTTCTTGTCGTAAGATGCACTTCGTCCGTAGTTATCTTCAAAAGCTAACGTCTGGTTAACAGCAGAAGCCGAACCAGTAGATGTAGTAAGGGTTTCTTTGGAGAGGTAGGACTCATCTGCTTTGGCAATGGTTTTATCTTCGTTGACAAACTTGTCTTCGATACGTACCTGTTGCTCCGCCTGTCTGTCCCATTCATCTGAACCAATAACATTCTGGAATAAAGTTTCCCAGTGAGTAGGGAGGTCATCAACTAATGGTGGAGTGTAAGGTGTAGCATATAAGATAAGGGCTTGTAAGGTGATGTCTGTTGGGGTGAATTCATCAACAACTACTGAACCAGATTCTTGGAACTCATCTGTGTAGTTTATCTCTAGGAGGTACCGGCCTTCATGTAAGGGGAAATCATAACTGCCGTCTGCGAGAGTTATGTGAGTAGCATCTACTCCTTTAAGCACACCACCTTCGGTGGCTTCTGCGGTAAATCTAATAACTGCCTTCCCACAAGGATTTCCAAATGGGTCAGGCAGTATACCTTGAAGTCTTATGGTCATTCTAAATATCCTCTCTGTTATCTTTTAGAATGATATCAGACTTATTACCTAACAACAGCTTCCTTAATCTCCTCTACATCTTGCTTTAGTTGCGAGATTTCAACTCCTTGGATTGATAGTGTTGTATTAAGTGCATTCAGGGTACCATCTAACTTACCCCATACTGCACGATTTCTTTCTTGTTCATTCTCGATGTGTCTAAAGTCACTTCTCAATTGAATGAACTGTGAAATGTAGACTGCCCTTTTATCCTGTTCAGCCTTCATTGCGTTAACTTCTGCGCTTAATGCTCCATATACTACCGCTACCCCTATCACTGCACTGGCTATACCCATTGCATTCTGTTTGAACATATCCACCCATATTCCTCGGTTAAATGTACCCATACCTACTCCTTACTCCGTGAGTGCCAACTGACGATGTTAGATAAGGCTCTCTTTTAAGGATAAACAAAAAGGCTGTATTTCTACAGCCTTATTTTGGTTCAAATATTAAATCTACTTTTTCAGTTTCTGTACCTTTTCGATACCACGACTACCGAAATAGAACACGTACACTACACCCAATAAGGTAGTAAGTAGATTGACCCAAGGGTCAAGGTTAGGAAGTGTTTCTGTGTAGAATACCGTACAGAATGCCATTAGTACTGTAGCCGCTGTCAGGAAGATTAACGTCAAAGGCCTGACGTTCTTGCTGAGCCATGAATCAGATGCCATATCTGCTTTATGACGTGCACTCAGTTCCTGCTCCATTGATTCAATATGACGGTTACCTTCTTTATCTGCTTCCTTGCCAATGGCCTCTAACTCATTACGTAAAGCCAGACGTTCTTCATCAGAAGTGACCAACTTATCGATGGCATTACCTGCCTTTTCAATTACCGTACCGACTGAACTGCTAAACAGGGATGTAATCCAACTCATGAGTAACTCCACGTTGAGAAATGTTTTTGAGGACGGTTGCCTAGATGAACAAAGTTCTTGCCTCTAGCGATTGCTGTGAATCCTGCACGAGCACCATAGAGCATGATGAGGTTGCACTCTTCTTCAGATTTATAGAACACATCTACCCCAATACATTTCTGGTGGTCAGCAGGTTTAGAACGATGTTGTTCATTTTTATGATTTGGGCAACGTCCACCACTGGTAACATACATAGGGGAGTTTAACCATTCTCGAACCAGTTGAAGTTTATCTAAGGTTTCTTGGTTCACGCTGCGTTCATCACAATCAGGATGATTACATGTACATAGTAGTTTGGGGTCTTGTTGCGGGTTAAAGTTATCAGTCTTAATCACAGAGCACTTCTCCTTGTTCCTTCTCTTTTTCATACATGTGCGCATCCATTTCACTCTTACGCATTAAGTGAGGAGTGCATGAGCACTCCACGAATGGGTCAATCCAATGGGCATTGTGAATAAGCAAATCACCCCCACAGAATACACAGTTCATATTTTTCTCCTAAGCCACTTCATCGTACAACGATAACGGGTCAGGTTTTGGTTCATCCATCATATCTTTATAATCGTTAGGACGAATGCCTGCCTCGTAATCTTCAAAGTCTGCAATCCACTGTTTGCATCTAGGAGAGCGTACCACGTCATCACGGGTCATTTCTATGTAATGTATGTCTGAGTTCATAACCTGAACCATGTCTATAAATCTAGGTAACCCTGAGTTATTGAATTTAGGTGAAGTCTGACGGACATCTCCACAGAACACAGTACGTGACCACATACCTTCACGAGTGAGTACACCCTCGATTTGTTCGTATGTCATGTTCTGAGGTTCATCAATAATAATCATGGCTTGGTCAAAGGTTAAACCCTGAACCATACCAAGGTCGTAGTAGCAGAGGACTTCGTTCTTCTCCATGAGTTCAATAGCGGATTGTGAGTAGCCTAGCTTCTTCAGATTCTGGTGAATAGGACGAATCCATGGTTCAAGTTTCTCACGTTCAGTGCCGGGTAAATAACCTGCTTTAGCTGCAAAAGTTTCTTGGGGACGTAGGACAATGATGCGTTTAATATGCTTGGCTTCTAATTGAACCATTGCTGCTTTGATAGCACCAAAGGTTTTACCGGTGCCTGCTGAACCAAGACAAAGTACAGGTGCACGGTCTCTTGAGAATAAGGCGTGTTGATATGCTTTATGGGTAGATGTCTGAATAACATCGAATTGCTTAGGTTTAGGGGCTTGTGCTTTAGGAGTGGAATCTTGATGTTGGCGTTGTTTTTTCTCTCTGCGTTTTTCACGCCTTAGAGTTTTATCAATTTTCTTAGTCATTAATCATCTCCTCCTACAACTTTACAATCATCAGAGGGTGTGATGAGTACATCAAAGATAATGAAGAACAGAGCTGCAAAGAAGCCAGTAACTGCGCACTCTAATGCAGAGGTTAATAAGCCATTTATTTCCATATTGTTATACCTAGCGTGTTAAGGTGTTATTACTATAACACCTTAAAAGGTATACAAAAAAGTACTATCTGAAGTTAAATAGTGCCCCGAAGGGCACTTAGTTTATATCATGTGTAATGTACATCTCTGATGGCTTCTATGAAAGCCCATCCTCCTAAGAAGATGAAACCTAACACTAAACCTACGATAACTATCCACTTCATATAATGAATGGAGTGAGCTTATCCCCCTCCCTCCATATGGCATAGGCAGCAAATACGGATGACTTATGTTGAGCACGAGCAGACTTGATTTGCTTTAGCTCTAGGGCAGTCGTAGGACGGATAGAGTTATCCGCAAGAATCCATGGTTCAGTAGCTTCAGGAGGTAACCCTAAGAACTCAGCTTCATCAATGGCATCTTGGACATTAATCATATCCTTATCCCGTACCTGCCATTCTCCGCCAAACATTGAAATGTTCTCCTTTACTGCCTCGTCACGAGTCTGTTTAGCTAACTCTTGATGAAGTTCTTCAATAATTGGTTCAGGTTCGGTAGAGGTATTAATTGGTTCAGGTTCGGTAGAGGTATTAATTGGTTCAGGTTGTGCAGCATACATCTCAGGCGTGAAACCATTCTCCCATGCCTCATTCTCAGGGGTCTCTGGATCATCACCGATGAACTGACCATTCTCATCTTGAGCACGTTTTGGTTCAGGTCTGAAATACCACTCAACGTATTCATCATGGTAAGCCCATTGCTCAGCTTCACAGGCTTTGTGGATACCATACATCTTAGCGTCGTAGTTCTTAGCCTTTTCTACATAGTCCCAAGACTTCAGATCATAGCGAGGTTTCTCTACTACGTAGTTAACATCATGGAAAACAGGAACCATACGAACACCAGTTTGAGTGTCTCCATTCTCATCTAAGTATTCATATTCCTCTTCCTGCAGTACCTGCTCACCATTGTCATCAAGCAAAGGCTCAGAACGTAATTCGTCTAGGTAGAAAGGTTGCATTACTTCAGGCAAGTCTTTCACGTAACCTTGTGTTTCTTTAAACATATTTTTATAGAGGGGTGTTACCACCCCAATCTCCATTAAATTGTGTTACGCACCCAACCATAAGGTAGTGCAAGAGTATGTGTACCGATTAAACGAGTATTGCCGTTTAAGTCTGTACCTGTAGTTACACCATCAGCAATATAAACTTTGGAATCATCACCCCAATCACCAACATCCGTATCCCAAACCAACTCATTGAAAGCGAAGTTCATAGATGCTTGGTTATTGTTAGCCACTTGGTAACTTAGTGACTTAACAGCAGGTGAAGAGACTCCCGCCAGTTGAATAGGCGTGTGTGTAGGGGCCACTGAGGAGTACCCCTGCATACGCCAATCGGGGTATATTTTGAAACCTGTCAACATATTTTCCCAGAAAGCTAAAGCAATATTCCCTGTAGGGACTTTCCCTACTAGAGATTCCTGCAAACAAGCACCATATCCATGTTCATGGAATGAAGTAGAATACACGCCCCCCAAGCCTGCTCCACCATGCAATACAGGGCTATTAACAGACTCTGTGGTTTGCTTGGCGAATGCTGTGCTCGATAGCATTACAATATCTGTGTCTTCCGCATCTACTGCTAATTGATTCTTAACGCTGTCCAACGTGCCTGTAACAGTTGCCCATGTTTCCCCTGCATCTGTCGATCTTATTACTTGTAACTGCCCTAGAGATTTTCTAGGAATATCTAAATAAACTGTAGCCATTATGATTTATCCTCGTATCTTTTTGTGTGCCCACGATGCTTATAGCGTGGGGTGGTCAATACTTCTTCTACCGTCCAACCATTATTTAATCTACAACGCAATGCTGTTAAAGGTAATCCTGTTTCATCAGCCCATTCCCTTATGGTTCTGGTAACTGAACCAAGAGTCAGGTGTACATTTTTAGTGGTGTTGTTTGCTTGAGTGATTGCACTAGCCCATCTACAGTTGTCAGGGTAATACCCCTTGGCTCCATCAATACGGTCTATTGTGAATCCTTGAGGGCGTTCACCCATATCAGCTAAGAATGTCTCGTAAGAGCTTCTCCATTGAGGGCAAACGGTAATGCCTTTACCGCCATATATAGGGTAGTTTTCAGCGCTCTCCCTATAACACCTATCTAACATACTTCTCCAAGAAACGTAAGTGTAATCATGAGTGCCTCCATGAGTCTTTTTGAAGCGACCCCCGTTTGGTAAGCACCCACAACTGCGTATCTTTCCACCTGTAACTTCTGATTTAACTATCTCTTTAACCGTTCCACATTCACAGCGAAACAACCATACCTGCCCATAAGTCTTTCTACCTGTATCGCTTAACGCTGTAAGTCTGGTGTACACATTACCTGTTATATCTTTTGGTTTGCGTGGCATAACTTTCTCCCATTAAAATTAAAATTAAATTATACCACGACTTTGTAAACGGCGATCCTTTTATTAACTAATTAACCCACCCCAGTCTCCATACCATCCATCAGGGAGTGCTTGAAGTAAAGTTGACGGATCTCCATACAGTGTTTGTTGAGTGAACTCACCTGATACTGAGATGTCGGATTTCTTAGTGTCCATTCCGTAAGAATCCCCTTGCCAACTATTCACAGTAAATGTAAGTGTGCAGTTATTGAGGATTAATCGAGTTCCATTAGTACCACCCCTAACAGGGTAGCCCTCCATTGGAGTAAGGTGCATCAGATCGCCAGAAGTTGTCCCAGATATCCTGAAGAAATACTCTGTGGTTTGAGTAGTTTCTGTTGCATCTGCCGCTTCATTCCCGCCAGTCCCTTTCAAGTAACAATGAAACCCTTGTGCTAACCAGTCTTGAGTAGTACGGTTTTCACCCTGAAGCATGTAAGTAGTGTCAGTAGACGTTGCACCTAACCAATTAGCCACACCTCCTGATAGTTGAGGGGAGTTATCACCATTAGGTCTGATAGGCGTACCGGTCCCGTAGCAATAGAAATACGCACCATCACCCAAACCTAATACATAAGTTTTAGTCAGATCTTCTATACCACGATAAGTACCATTCTCAACACTAGCACGTACCTCAGAAGCTTTCTCAGTACTAGAAGCATCATGAGCAGATAAGCGCATATCGATGCAACCGCCTACGCCACCTGCGTAAATGGCATCGTAGAAACGACCGTCTGGTCTACCTGAACCACCACTTGAAATAAACCCATGTCCATATCGAAACGTATCTGCTGGTCTTGGGTATCCGCCAGACCCTGCCACAAAGCAGTCCCGAGGTGCCGTAGGTGTATTCATCAGATCAGCCTCGTACCAGTATGCACGCCTCTGTCCATCACCAGTTGTAAAGCCATCGGCACCCATTTCATTAAACCTAGGATGATAAGCACCTTGGTTCAATCTTGGAACAGTACCACATACTAGGAAGTAGCATTCGCTTTTGTATGCTACATCGATTGTTTGAGTAGATACCACTAGTTTCCAAACACCAACAGAAGTTGTATCACCTTCAAAACAATCATTTGCAAATCCTATGTGATAATCATTAGAAGCATCTCTTGCACCTCTTGGGGCTAGTCGAGAGTCTATATGAGGAGTTACTTGCATTCTCCCAGTTGCGGTACTATTTGTAGAATACCAATCCCCATTACCTGCACCTGCAATAGTACGTTGACGAATACGCACATTAACCAGATTACCATTCTCACCTACAAACAGTTTCTCTTTCAGGTAAGCAGCTACCTTCACTTTCTGTACGTCAGTAATGGTATTCCAATCAACACATCGGTATTGGTCATTGATGGCACTAGGGTCTTCAAACTGACCGTCATACACTTGAAAGTAACTTAATGGACGTTTAGATAAAACAGTAGGTACATCGGTATCACCAAATGTAGTAGCTAATGACTGGACACAATCAAATACTTCACCATCAGTTACTTCTTCATGCCATTGCTCAAATCCCCACATGTCTACACGTTCTGTTACTACTTCGTTGGTGACTTTGCGGATGGATACGTTTGAGATGGTTAAACCAGCTACCCAAGATTGTAGGTATAGGTCGGTGCTCGTTTGTAATGCGTCGTGAGTGTAGGTAATCTTGTTTATACCTTCCACCAGATAGCCAATTCTTACTCCACTATTGTAGGACAGTGAACCAAGATTCCCCGCAGTAGGGGTATCCGGTACAACATTAACCTCAACCTCATAAGCCTCTCCAATTATGGAGCTAAACTCAGGAACTATAGTTCCGTCTATTGCGGAGAAGTATGCACCATCAGTAGTCAAGGTTGGTGGAGTGTTTCCGCCAACATTCCAATCCCCATTATCACCAAACCTAAAATCACCATTCTTAACTTCGCCTTCAAAAGCCCTTGCAACAGCTTCATTAACATCAGCAGCTACATCGCCATACTTAGGATCAACATCCTTGGTAAAGTCAGTGATAACACCTGTGGCAGAGTCATAGGTTACTGTGCCGTTTGGTGCTTCGGGGAATTTGACTGTATGATACCCGTATCCACCATAAGCGTTAGTCTGTATAGTGGATACACACCCTGCAATAATGGTTCTTGCCTGCTCTGTTTTAGAGTTACCTACACGACCTGTATCAGTTTGTGAATAGCCTAAAGCGAGCTGATCTGGAAAATCTTCATTTATTCTTGACCATGCCCCCTCGTTAATGCGAATCATTGAGCCACCATCCTCTCTGGCTAAGCCCATATGCACAAAACCGCTAGCCGCAAACTGTTCATTATTGTCTGCGCGGATAGCCTCAGCCTCTGCTTCACTCAATACGCCAAAGTGTCGAGCATCTAGTGCTAAATCAACTGCTTCTTCTACAGTGTCCAAACCAGAGATTTCTTCTGCTTGGTCACGGTACGTTTTAGCTTCTGCGGCACTGGTTGCAGACTGTTGTGCGCTACCTGCTGAATCATTAGCGTAGTTGCTAGAATCGATTGCACTTCCTGCCGAGGCATTGGCGTGGGATTGAGCGTCATTAGCACTATCTTGTGCACCATCTGCTAAATTCTCTAGCCTTCCTTTTTGTCCATTAACTTCCGTTAATAGGTCTGTTGTGGCATCAGTAAGTTCCCCTACCTGATTTGCCAAGTCTTCTATTGTTGCCATGTATTTATCTCCTAAGATAACGGATGATGTGTCGCAATGATTTCTTGGGTTCTAATTAAGTCTGTTGCTAATTTAATAGCTGAAGGTGCATACCCTGCTGAGAGCTCAGCACTTGCTTGCGAATCAAGAGCATATTGAGCAGATTCGTCAGCTTTCACACCAGAAGCTGTAGCACTATTAGAAGCTTCTGTAGCCTTAAGGGCAGATGTATTTGCTGCGGTATTGGCATAGCCTACTTGAACAACAATATCATCCAGAGCTTCTGAACCAGTAGTTATTACCCGAGAGACTTGAGCATCACCTTCCGTTTTCACACGGTTGATTTGAACATCGCCTTGAGTGACTACAGTCTGTTCTGTCTGTTCTGCACGAGTGGCTGCAGCTTCTGCTAGAACCACATCTTGGCCAGTCTTAGTGGCATTGGCTTGAGAAACACCTGATGCTATCTCAGAGGCTCCCTGTGCGCTCTCAGAGGCCAGTCGAGCATCTTGTGACTTAGTTGCTTCAATTACTGTAATATCTTTGTTAGCTTCCGCTTCAGTGGCGCTATTAAAGGCATCAGTAGCGTGGTCTTCAGATTGTTGCTCTAGAGAAGTAACGTTGGATTCAATAGCTTTCATCTGAACCAGATGTGCATCTAAATCGCCCGCTACTGTAGAGGCATCTTTCACCGCATCGATGTTATCTGCTACTACCTTCACTGAATCAATATCTGAACCAACTAATACAATATCAGTTAGGTTAGCAAATACTTGTGCAAGCTCAGCTTCATTTTCATGAATATAAGCAATACTCTCCATGTGAGATACCACAGTGGTAATCTCAGGAATGTGTTCCTGTACTGAGTTAATGTTGGCCTCATTGAGTGCTACCGCATCAATGTTGTCCAATGAACCAGTAATGTTCAATAGGTCAGCCATACGTTGGTGGATGAGTAGAATAGTAGCCATGTTATTACTAACATTACCTACACTACCTAGCTCAGCAGCCACAGCATCAATGTTGCTTAAATCACTGGCCAAGGTTTTGATTGCTTGGTCGATTAATGCCACAGAGAGAACTTGAGGCATGTTAGTAGAAACGGTCTTGATGTCTGCTTCATTAGCATCCACGGTAAGAACGTTCCCCATGTTGTTAGATACGTCCACTACTTGAGAAATGTTATCTGCTACTTTAGAGATATCACTCTTGTATTGGTTCGTACTTCCAGTGCTTTCGTTTGATGGTATACGCATAGTTACACCCATCCTCCTTTTTCTGGTTTAATGCTTGTGGCGTGTGCTGAGGTATTCAGTAGGTTACGGGACTCTACTTCCACACAGCTCAGCTCGTACTGTTGCTTCGCAACACTCGCTTGAGCTAGGCCAAGCTCTCCCCCAATACCCTTACAGACACGATACTCTATATAGGCAAACAATGCTTCCGTTAACACATCAGGAATAGTAACTTCTTGGTTCAGAAAATCATCTATCTCACTTTCATCTGCTGGTGCTACTACCCTTTCAGGTTTACCTCGATAGATGAAGTAAAGAGGGCCTGTAATGCTCAATGGGATTTGAACCATATTGTATGAGGGAGTGTATATCGTCTCATCCGCATGTTCATCATTAAACATCAATTCCGTACCGTCTTCTTTGTACACTGCATTAAGGCGAAGGATGTCCCCTAGGAAAGGACACTCTATCGAGTCTTCAATGAACCAGTCTTCATTACCTGAACTAAAGGCATTAGAAGGGTCTAGTTTATACAGCGTCTTGTTGAGTAATGGGTTGAGGATTAACTCTTTCTCCAGTACAGGAAATCGAGTGTAGATATTAAGAAGTGAGAAATTAAGATGGGCAACGAGTTCGGGATAACTCTCAGGTTGAATCCCATCTCCTTGCCCACCAATTCCGTGTTGCTTTAGCTCACCATAAGCGAGTTGATTAAATATTTCAGATATTTGCATTACTGAGGCTCCTTAGTAAACCTCAGTATATCTTACACTACATATGAATTGTACCCACTGCCTTCATCATCAGAGAAATGAGAATCTTCCCATAAGTCACTACCTTCCACCTTCTCCATACCTGAGCTCTTACTTGGAATCCAAGCATTCATTACAGTCAGCATAGAGATGGTATCACAGTTGTGTACTACCACATCATCAGCCAAGCAATAGGTATGGGTACTTGTGGTAAAGTTATATACTGGTTCAGACACAGCCTTAACCTTCTTACCTGTAACGGGTCTAAGTTCAGTTTGACTTTCTGCAATCATCTGAACAATACTTTCTTTTACTCGACTTAATAGTTTCATAGCTTCCTCCACATTTGATGCAATCTCTTATTTGAGTCTTATTTTTTCTAGCCAACTCAGTCTGTACCTTTCGGCAATCCTCACTACAACAGAACTGATTCCCTGACTTTTGTATGAATGAATTACGGCAGGTTATACATACCCTCTTGCCTAATGGAACCATCCCTCTGTTTATACGTGACCCCTTCTGGGCACACTCAAAACTACAGTAGTGAGTGGAGTCTTTATCAGTATCCTTCAAGGTGAACGTCTTACCGCAGTGAGAACATTGCTTCACCTTGTTCCCTTTCCGCAGTTGACGTAGCGCATGCTGCCCTAGGTACTCTCCCCGCCTTGCTGCCTGAGCTAACTCCTGCATGTGCTCATTATTCTCCTTTAAATAAGTACTGGATGTCTGGATACGTGCAGGGTCTTTCATGTGCTCCACAGAGTGCATTACCTTACAGATTTGCTCTAGGTTATCTGGTGCATTGTTGCACTTGTCTTCGTCCTTATGGTGAACATGGTGCCCTGCTAATAGGGCACCTTTTTCTCTCAGGTAAACTTCTTGATGAAGCCAATGCCTTTTTCCATCAGGGAAATCAACCGTAGACTGAAAATACCCACTCTTCTTTTGAGTCCACTTATAGCCGTATCTTTCGACTTGCATACTAGGGAGTCCTCTGTAGTTAACTCAGAGACCTCAACCCAACCTCGTTGTGTAAGCACAGGGTGGTTGTCTGTTAAGTGAATTGAAGTCTCTCCATTAACAGTTACAGTATAAGTTTTCTTGTGTCCGGTCAAACAAGGAGCCTGTACCTCTACCCACTCAAAGGCACCTGTATCTTCGTTATACCCCTGAACCACAGAGCCCTCTATAAGTTCATCAAATCTACGAGTAACTACCTTACCGCTAGGGAGCCTCTCTTTAATTAAGGTATCTCCTGAGGAACATGCGTCATCATGGGCAGACTTGAAACCTTCCTTAGATACGAACCTTAGTTCATCTTCCATCTCAATCATCAGTGGGTCAGAGTCTCGTAGCTCTTCAGGGAAGAACATACGCTTAGCTTTGAACCAAGGGACAACCGTCTGGAATCGAGTCAGCTTATTCGTATTAGGCCGGATACCCAGATTACCACTGTTACCATCACTGGCTAAGTTGAACCAAATATCCCTCTCCATCATTTCCTTCTGAATCCATTGAATGAAGCCACCTTGTTGGCCAGTAACCTCCACACCTACAGACTTAGGAGAATACTTCTGAGATAACCTAAACAAGTCATCAATATTCTTGTCCATGGTTTGACGCTTACATACCCCGTCCACTAAGAACCAATATCCTTTGTTATTGATTGCCCATACAGAGATAACAGAGAAGTCTGCAGACTGCTTCTCAGAGGTAGCAAAGTCGGTAGTGATGTAGAAGTTATAATTACCTTTATTGTGCATTAGGGAATTTCTGGAGTACCACTGGATATCACTATCGCTCACCAAACGGTCTTCATCAGAGGTAACCCTCAGCATAAGTTCTTGGTTAAAAGCCTGAAGTTTACCCGTGTCTAAGAGTACCTCGTACTCGTTCTTCACGAAGTCATAGGTGAAACGGTCTTCCCATGCCCCTTTGAACTCCTCACGTGTACAAGGGAACTTCTCACATACAGGGTATACTCGAGTATGCCATCCTCTTGAACCAGCCGCTTTATACAAAGAGTCTGCTTTAGAGAAGGGAGTACCAGTCCAAACAATCTTACGTTTACTTGGGTGCATTGCCTGACGAGCTGCTTTATAAACCACGTTCTCTATGTCTGCCAGTATGGTGGGAGACTTGGCATTCTTATCTGACATTAAATCGTCAAACCCACACCATTGAGGACGGATACCATAGCGTTTGAAACCACGGACGCCAGTAGTGGCACCAAACCCTTTCACAAAGAATTGTTTACCTTCTACGTTCCAGAACTCCCATGAGTCATCGGTGAACTTATATTTAGGTACATAGCGCTTCAGGAACTCTGAGGAGGTCATACGGTGCTCAAGCTGATTGCGCATACTCTTAACACCATTCTCCATGGTATCGGACACGTACATGGCTACATCTACTTTACCGAAGTTAAAGAAGGTTCCATACACAGCAATGTAGAGGTAAGCATACTCGTGCAGAACGGTAGTATTGTGTGTAACGATAAAATCTTCTGCAAGGAATGAGTGAGTTTCATCTGCTATAGCAATACACTGACTACGTACATTACTCCCGTCAGGGTACTTGAGCAGAGGTTCAATGCTTTCAATAGCCAACTCACCCTTTAAACAAGGCTTCCATTTATCAGCCTTACGGGGTAACAGGAATGGACAAAAATCTGTTCTAACAGTGAGCCTGAGGTAGTTCCCTGCGTTATTTATGTACTTAATTTCTCCCCCTAAACTGCGAACCAAATAAGCTACATCATTCGCCAGTCCTTCTGATACTGTACAAAAGGAAGCCAAGCCTGAAGAACGCACAGTACCATCTGTATCCATTAACCCTCGTAGCACTGCTTTACGCTGCTCAGATGAACTCCACAATATCTGCTGAGGGATACGTTTACCGTATACATTCTCAGTTCCTATAAACTCTTTAACAGCAGGACCTATGCCCTTCAAAGAAAATCGTACCGTATTATCGTTACGTAGGTCTTCCCTTACAGTACCTGAACAAGCTCCCTCTAAATTATCTAAGAAATGCTGTAAGTCTTCTTTACAGGTATGGAATCGCGTAAACCCACACAGCTTGTCAATTGAACCATCCCCAAGAATAGCCCCTACTGTGTACATATCTAAAGGGAAATCCTTAACAGGATGTTCCACCATACCCGAGGTAGGAATGAACCACTTACTCTCCTTTCCCGAAGGAGTATGGTATGAGGTTTTACGTTTATAATGTACCCCACTATCCAGTATCTCTTTAGTGGTCAGTACCTCATAAGACTTCTTATGCTTACGTTTGACGATGTTTAGGTGGTCTTCGGATACCTCTAATTTACGCCCATCCTCTAATGTCAACACGTACATAGGCTTATTAAACACCTCACTCTTGTGAGTTACATGTGTGACTTTACCTTCCATAGTAAACACTTCATCGCCTACTTTCAGGTCTTCTATAGAGGTATTGCCTTTAGGGGTAGGTATCTGGGTCTCCAAGGACAGTGCTTTGGCACCTCCCCTAAACACCACATCCAAGCAGTTATTATTGTGAATCAAGTCTTCGACCATTTGCATGTGCATTACAGGAGATTTATGTTCTTCTCCTTCTTTGCCATTCACCATCTTAATGAAGTTAATGAACTCAATGGCTTCAGGAGAAGGGACATACTGCGTATTGAGCCAAGTATAATCCACCTCATTAATGTAATCTTCTAACTGTTTAGCCTTAGCCTTAACTGGTTCAGACATCTTCTACCTCCCCTTCAATAGTCAGAGACTGGTGAGCAATCTCTTTTGCAGTCATCCCACCTGCTAGAGCCATATTCTTCTGCATCGCTGCAAAGTTAGCTGATACTTCACGTAGCTCTGATAATGCACTCGTCTCTTGTACACCTACATCCAGTTCAATCTTAGTGGTCTCTGGTGGCTTAAGGTGGGTCAATACAGAGTTCGCTGCATCACTACGTACCTTTTCACTCTGAGCATGCATCATGAGCTCTACCTGTGTATTAAGCGCCTTCTGCCTAGCATCTTGATTGAGTACATGGAATGGGACCATACTCTGTTCCCAGATTAGGTTCACTAGCTTGGACTTGTTGTAGGCATGGACGTACTTGGCGATGTCAGCTTCGCTGACTCCCTTGGTCTTGAATCCTGCATACTTGGATGGGAAGGTCTTAATGTAGCTCTTAATGTTGGTTTCGCCCATGAGCTTGAAGCTTACATAACGTACCGCATCAAGGTACTGAGGCAGCCTGAACTTACCTTTATCCAATACGTTAGTATATGAGATGATGTTCTCACGGTACATTTCCCGCATCTCAGGGTCTTGAACCATATTATTAACAGCATCCACTAACTCTTGGCTTACCTTGCCTCTAATCTGCTTAGGGAGGGCTGTGCTTAAATCTGTAACAGTCAATCCTGTACTCATAGTATCCTCTTGTTATATGGGTAGAGTATGGTTTTAGTATATTCTTAAATGAACCAAATGGGAACGTTGTTCCCTTGTCCGAACCAGTAAAGGAAAACTTATGAGTCGGCTAAGTACGTTACAGACGCTTAAAAAGAATTCACGCCCTTATTTATTTGAGGACTTTGGAGCCAAGGTATACCAGCTCCTTTTAAGGAATGACATAGACCCTGACATTATCCCTGTATCCTCTGCCTGTGAGTACATAGACAATATGATTGAACATGCGCCAAATTCAAAGGAGTGGTGTTGGGATGAGTAGATGGAAAACCGCATTAGCCTTCAACACCTTGTGTGATACAGGGGACTACCTCAAACAGGACTTTAATCAAACATGTAACAACTGCCCCTTCAAAAGGAGTGTTTGTGGGATTAGACCAGACCCCTATAAATCAAAGGCCATAATAAAACGTTATGGTTTAGATAAGGAATCATAATAAATGATAATTGTTAATTCGCTTGACAAGGGTTTAAGATTATTGGACTCCTATCCCCCTACCATAGACGCACAATTGTGTCTAAATACCTTAGACGAATTCGACCCTGCTCGCTCCCCGTCAGTCGCCCGCTCACAGGAACTCGCCCATGTCTCGATTAACTAACGTCCTAAAGCTAGAGGGCATGCTCCACTGCGTGTATCTACACAAAGACGGCACATGGGGCACGGAACGTCTCAAAGAGATTGACGAGTACATCTGCTACCCTAAGATTACCTTTTGGCCAGCTACAGAAACTCGCACCCATTTCTCTACTATTTCTAAGGCGGTCAAATGTCTCGACTAGACACAGCCTACTCAAAGAGGCACGATCTTAACCTTAATAACTACATCCATTACGTTTTGTTATTACAGCTTCCCTATGAGTTTAGGATTTACCCTTCTCTCTTTATACGCAATAGTCTTAAACTACTGAACCAAAAGAAACCTAATGAGCCGGTATAACACTTTTATGGTTTCAGCCAATTTAGCTGAAGACCACGGACACAGTTCCTCTTTCCTTAGTATGGTCATGGAGTCTATGATGTTGGTGCGCCCTAGAGGGGATTACCTGTACCTGTTCTCTTATCTTCTTGAGAAGGACTTCATAACAAACCCTTATGAACCAAGGATAATCACATTAAATACGGAGCTTTCATGAGCAGACTAGATAAGTTTTTCGCTATCAAAAAGGTGGATAAAAACATAGGTGTCGCAGATAAGATTGCTCTTGCTAGACAACTCTATTGCTCTTTTGGAATAGACCATGGTGAGAATCTTACGCGTCCTTTCTTTTGTACTGTCTTTGCTAAAGCACGAGGTGTTACTGCCTTTGTGGAATTTCTTAAGCAACGGCCTTGGGAGCAGTTATGAGTAGACTAGAAACCTTACATATTACAACCATACGCATCTATCAATACAGGCGTATCTTTCAACACCGAACCACTCAACACTGGATAACCAGAGCTAAACTCAACTACCTAGCTACTGGCTATCAGTATTGGCTCAGGTCTTTTATGGCTTATGATGCTCCCTCTTACCAAGACTCTAAACTCTCTCAGATACTTAAAGCCTTGTAGTACCCTACGCTTGAACCAAAGGAGCTCACATGAGCAGGCTAGATAGCTTAAAACTAAATAATACGCCGTTTACAGGGAAAGACGGTTACCTCGTTCCTAGGTGTACCCTTGTCTCTATCTTTAGCTTCTACGGCAAGAACATCTTCTTTTCTCTACGTGAACTTAGAAAGGCAAAGGATTCCTTATGAGCAGACTCACTACATGCCTCAAACATAAACAAGGCGTATTCTCTCCTTGTGAACTGCCCACCAGTAACAATAAGGCTGCCTACTTTAAATGCCCTAAGTGTCCTCTAAATAAATTCAGAAATGCACAAACACAGTTATATCATATATTCAGCACAAGGCCTTGCACTAAAGCCATGCTTCAAGCCTTTGAGATAGTAGGTACCTTATGAGTAGATTAGAGCGAACCAGAAAGATGTATGAGAGTAATCCTCCTAGTCCTTGCTGGGCATTACAATCCCTTATGGGACATTCAGAAGAGGGTTACATGCCATGTAGAGAGTGCATCTTAGATAGGACCACGCTATGCATCAGTTATGTAGATATAGGACTACAAACCCTATATGAGTAAAGTACTGTATATACATACATGAAAACTTTATGTGAAATTACTAAATTTTGTATGGGTTTAATACTATACACGTCCTAGTTCATGGGGATTCCATCCCCCCCCATTGCCTTTTATATGGATAATATCATCCAATTAATCAGAGGAAACCACCATGCTAGGACTAGGTAAACTTAACAACACTCTTAACAATCTTGGTAAAGCAATCGAGC